CGCATCCGGTACGCAAAATTTCTTGCCGCGGTCGAACAAATTACCGAGGAGCAAGTATTCGAGGACGTTACCGAACCCAAGCGGTGTTCGTTCGTCGGTACGTTGTTACCCGACTTCAAGAAAGTCGGTGAACTGGTCGGCAATCAAATCATGGTTGACGGCAAACTGATCGGTGCGGTGTCGTTCCTGCAAGATTACCTGCTCCACTATGAGCCGAAAGTCATGCCGCGGTTAATGCAGTACGCCAACGGCGATATTGACGCGGTTACGCTTCTTAAAGACCCCTATACGAAAGATACAGTTGAATTCAACCCGAAATTGCTGGCGCGTACTGCTGAATCCGCACAAGTGCTTACCGCGTTGTTTGCCAGCGTCGGTCTCGAAGCACCGCAAGACGTATACTATGACGACACGCTGAAAGTCGGTGACAAGATTCTGTTGTGGTACAACGAACGGTGGAGCAAGAAAACCATCCTCCGTGTCGAAGACAACGGTATTTTCTTCTCCACGGAGTTTCAGTTGTTGAAAGCTGACAAATTCATCAAATTGCCCGCGGAAGAAACCGAGGACGACACCACTAACGAAGAATAACAATGTATCGTAACAATGCACAAGGGCGTGCTGACGCCGCCAAGAAATTTACCAAATATTTTGGTAAAGATGGTCTGAACTTTTCCGATTATATCGACGATAAGGTCAGTGCCGTAACTGGCATAGTAGAGTTCGACATTATCAAATTTGACGAGAGACTTCACGAAATCGTCGGCAACTATGATGAGCAGTACCATTGCTCCATGAAAGAAATTATCAAGCGTCATTATGGTAACGATGCCGCTAACTTTATCGAAAGCCTGTTCTTATGAACCAAGAAAAAAAACCTACTCAGTGGCGCAAGTCTCCGGAATATCGTGATCGCGTTCAACAAAGTTTCCGAAAGGCTATGGTGTATCTGTACGAAATCTGCCGGAGTACTCCTTATCGTCCGCGGCAAGGTTTCACTGAGGTGTTCTCTACGTGTGGTTTATCACGGAGCGCCATTCGGTCTTTCCTCCCCGCGCTGGAGAAAATGAACGTGGTAAAACGGTACGGAACCAACCAAGGTATGCGTGTATTGTGGTGCTTGCGTGACGTGACGCCTAACGACGTGGAATTTGACACGTTGTGCCATGAGGTATACACAATGTATATCCATGACAATTTTAGCTGGAAATTGCCTACAAAACTGAGCGACTTCTCTGACGAAGAAATTAAAAACGAGGCTCTGCGACGGGGACTCTTTAACAATTAAAACTATGAGCAAAATATCTATTTCTAAAGAATTCGGACTCAACCCTACGGTAGAAACCTGCTTTATCTGCGGGGAGTCCATAGGAGTTGCCCTTTTGGGGACTGCCTACAAAGACAAAGATGGTAAAGTTGCCCAAGCTCCTCCGCAGGTATGCTGTGGTCACGCTTGTGACGGTTGTTCCAAGATTATTGCTGACGGTGGCATCTTCTTTATCGAGGTGCGCGACGGTGAAACCGGCGACAATCCTTACCGGACTGGTCGCGTCATTGCCATCAAAGAAGACGCGGTTAAGCGTGTGCTCAAGCAGTACGACAAGGTAAACTACGTTGAGCAAACCGCATTCAACAAATTGTTCCCTAAATACGAAAAGATCGACTGATGAAGATTCCAAAACGTGAGCTGATGATTCTTACCGGCCAGCTCTGTCCTTACTGTAATGAGTGGACAGAGCTACGCGAATCCGGTGAATTCTACGACAAGGATTTCGGACTTCTGTACGTGTGTCCCAAATGCGGAGCATACGCAGGTGTCCATCGTGGAACTATCAACGGTAAGGGGAGTGTTGCCAACAAGGAACTTCGTGACGCTCGCAAACGAGCGCATCTTTATTTCGACGCTATCTGGCAAAAAGAACTTTCAAGCCGCACCCAAGCGTATAAATGGTTATCTTTGCAGTTGGGAATACCTGTCGAAATTACCCATATCGGGATGTTTACTGTTGAACAGTGCGAAAAGGTAATCCGTATTTGTAAAGAAAGGTATGGTAAATTTATGCCGAAATAAACGTTCTCCGGAGGAGATACGGCGCATCGACATTATTGTTTGTTCGATGGAACAATACATGGACCTCTACAACTGCAACGAGGACCAGTATGAGAGAGACCTTTGCAGTGTTACTTTCGACGAGGCATATTCGTTTCTTATGGGAGCGTTTCGAAATCTCGAAGAAGTTAACGACCCTATTCCTGCGAGGAAAAACAGGATTGCTTCGATATACGTAGAAAAATTAAAATTTTGGATCGACTTCAAATGGAACTCCGTAGCTTCAATGTCGAGAGAATCTACTCTGATTGTGTAACGTGTGTGTTGGGAAATGACATAGGCACGAAAAAGGCCATGCTCGATCTGCACGCTGACGATATACGGGATATGCTGTCCCAAATAGAGACTGAAACCATAGGGACCACTGTTTGCAATCTTTTCGGTTTGTGCCATATCCGGAAAGATGGTGAGCAGTGGACCCCCTATCTGCAAATAGTAAAGATGCTGATGCTTCTTGGGCGCCGCCTAAATCTCGTTGATTGGAAAGGGGCGCTCGAACGAGAAACCACTATAATTTTCAAACTATGAAAGTAACCGAAAAAAAGATATTCGGTGACAAGCTCACCGTTACGACAAGTACTGGAAAGGTTGTCGGAATATTCACTGTTAAGAAAGTCTCCGACGGAGTTCTCACTGTGGAGACTAACGATACCACGTTTCGCATCCCGTTATTTGAGAAAGGGAAACGTATTTCTCTGAATGAATACCGGAGTGTCCTGTTGCAGGAGATTGAAACCCGTTACGGAACACTCGGTAAATTCGCCGTTTCCCCGGAGGGTCTGAAACTGCCTGCACGATACCGAAAGAATCTGCGTGCATATATGACGAATAAGAACCGAGCAACAATGCCCGTTTTAACGCTGATTGCCCGTGCTTTGGGTCTTCCCAAACGACGAGCTTCTACCGCGTTTTCCCGTGCTTTTTTTGTTGATCTGACCCGGTAACCGTCCGACCGCATAAAGTCGATAAAACCGCCCGAAAAATGCCCTTTTCGGTGCGGTTATTTTTGTACCTGTTATTGTCAAATACCAAAGAATCACTATATTTGCGTATAACTTAAAAACCCCGGTATGAAAAAGGAGAAACAGATTAAGGCGTATACCCGTCGCACCAAATCCGGTAAGATGGTTACGGTTAAAGCGCATACCGCAAAATACGACGCCGCTGATATGGCAAAAGAAGCGCTCAAAAAGAAAGGTGCTGGTGACGAGTTTGAACAACGGTACAGGTCTCAGCTCGAAAAGAAACCTGCGGGTGCCGGTTCTACTGGAAGAATCAAGAAAGAGACCGACCAAGACAAGGCGGCTAAACTAAAGGAGGTGGTTGCCAAACTTAAAAAAGCAAAGGCATCTGACACCCCTAAAACTAAGCCTGCTTCAAAGACAGATAGTACTGCCAAGAAGCAACCTGTTGGTGGCGGTTCTACCGGAAGGGTTAAAAAGGATGCTACAATTAAGAAAACCGTTCCTACAAAATCTGCGGATTCCACGAGTGTGTCGTCGGCAGATTTTAAGACATGGTATCACGACCCACATTCTGCCGCTGGAAAGAAAGTTGCCACTCAATTACGAAAGCAACTGGGTATCTCTCAGTATAACCGGCTGAATAAGCAGGCCGACGAAAGCTACTCTACCCGTGGGCATTTAGCCATGTACAAGTCCCTCAGTGGTACGCCTGCAAAAACTCCTGCCGGAGCTGGTAGTACTGGACGTACTAAAAAGGATACGGTGTCCGGGTCCACTGGTAAGACGAAAAAGAAGTAATTTGCACTTTCTGAAATAATAGACTATATTTGCGGTAGCATCAGCAACGATGCTACCCTTTTTTGTACCTATGCAGATTGTTTCGTCGAATATTCGGACGGCTGACTATGACCGGCGTACACGAACGTTAAGCATGACGTTCATAAATCGACCGAACTGGCATTATGAATTTTTCAACGTGCCTATCCGTATATGGACGAACTTTCTGAGAGCTGAAAGTAAGGGGCAATATTTTTCGACCTATATCCGCGACGGGTATCAATATCGTAGAAGTTTCAGAAGAAAATCGTAGAAGTAATGGCAACTATCACACGGGTATTTGAGTTTGACGCCGCACACCGGGTAATGAATGAGCGCGTAAAGTGTTTCAATCTGCACGGGCATCGTTTTCGGTTGGAGGTGACCTTTGACATTTCCCAAGAATATTGGGGCCTTGGTTATCCTATCGACTTTAAGGAACTCAAACGAATCTTCGGTGGATTCATCGACCAATTTTTAGACCACGCCTGTATTCTTAATCCGCAGGATGACGAGATCATCAACATGTGCGACAAAAATAACTGGCGCATGTGGGTAATGGGTTTCTGCCTGCGGGATATTGACAAGAATCCCTCTGCTGAAAATCTGGCTGACGAATTATTCGTTGCATTCAAAGAACTGGCGACATTATGTCCCGAAAAGTTTACCATTAATTCAGTTCGGCTGTATGAGACGCCGAATTGTTGGGTTGATGTCAATTCGTCCGAGACCGAATTAACCGAAACATTCCGACACTCTCTTACCAAGTGGAGGGAATCTATGGGTAACTTCGAATATGACGCGAGAAAATGCCAGTAAGAAAATCCATAAAGGAGGAAGGCTTCGTATTTGAAACCAAAGGAAAGAGTGCCGAAAGTATCGACACCTCAAGCGTTGAGGGTAAGACGGTCTCTTTCGACGCGCATTTCATTACGAACCGTATCATGGAGTTCGGTAAGATTCTTACCGGCATACCTCTGTATGAATATCAGGAAGCCATTGCGTATCGGATCATTTACTCGGTAATCACTTTCGAGGGTAGCGTTCTAACCGTCCTGCTGTCCCGTCAGTCGGGTAAGTCCGAGACAATGGCTTTTGTCATTGATACCCTAACCGTCCTGCTTCCGGCGCTTGCTAAAGTACTGCCGGAACTGGAACAGTTCTCCACTGGTTTCCGTGTTGGACTGTTTGCGCCGCAATCGGATCAGGTTGTAACGACTTATTCGCGTGCTATGACAAGACTTAATTCGGCCAATGCCGAGATGATTCTCTCTGACCCGGATATTTCGGTATCTATGGAAAGTAACGTGCGCTTGTCACTGAGTAACGGATCGTTCTTGGCCGGACAAGTCGCCAGTAAGCAATCCAAGATCGAATCCAAGACGTATGACCTTGTAATATGTGAGGAGGCACAGGATATTGACGACTTTATCGTTCAGAAGTCTATCGAGCCTATGCTTTCGGCTACCGGTGGTACACTGCTTAAAGTAGGAACTACCGGTATGACCAAGAACCACTTTTGGTATGAGATTCAGGCGAACCGTAACCATGACCGCCGATTGAAAGACCCACGGTTACGGAATCACTTCGAGTACGCATATAAGGAGATCATCGCCGCCCGTCGTGAACAGTATGAAAAAGACGGTAAGAAATTCCACCTCAACTATGAAGCGGACGTGCTTCGTAAAAAGGAACGTTGGGGGGAGGATTCCCAAGCGTTCAAACTCGCGTATGCGTTACAGTGGGATTTGGAGAGTGGTATGCTTATTACCGATAAGGAGTTCAACAACCTGCTGAATCGGAAACTCGGTTATCAGGACCCCGATATTCGTGATTTTATCGTTGCCGGCCTCGATATTGGTAAGTCTCCTGCGGAGACGGTTCTTACGATTGGCCGTGTATGGTACGGGGATGACCCGTTCGAAAAACCCTATAAACAGATACTCGCATGGGTATGTTTAGGAGGTCTCGACTACGAAGCCCAACACCATGAAATTCTCAACTATATTGTAGAATACAACATTTCTACTATATTTGCAGACTATACGGGTGTTGGTAAAGCTGTCGTTGACAGATTGATTTATGCCTGCGGCGAACATGTCAATATCGAACCGTATACGTTTACGGCGCAGAGTAAATCTGACATGTGGTTTAATTTTATCTCGGACATTCAAACCAAGCGTATTATTGTGCCTGCGAACAAACAAGTGCGAGGTACGATGGAGTTCCAAAAGTTCGAGGAGCAAATGAAGAACTGTCAGAAGTATTTCAACGGCCCGTACATGGTTTGTGAAAAATCGGACGGCTACTTTGATGACATGGTAGACAGTTGTGCGTTGATGTGTTTGGCGGCTAACTCCGACCGGCAGGTTGACGATGAAATGGAAGTTACCGATAATCCGCTGTACGATGGAATTACTGCGACTATCGGCGCAATAAGGAGAAACTCTTACACTTAGTGCTATGGGTATAAACACAGGAGGAATGGACCCTACCGGTATGGGTAGTTACACGGGTTATCCGGGGTCGAAATATTGGAATGTTGACAGTCGCCCGTTATCGGAAGCTACCAGCGTTCTGCGTTCATTCGTTATTACGAATATCGTTCAGGACAGTCAGTGGGAGATTGACCGAATGACGAGGTACTATCTGTTCTGGAAGTTCTACGATGGTCTCCATTGGAAAGACTTCAACGACGGAATGATCTCGTTCAACTATGTTCGGGCGTTCATCGACAAGGTTAACATGTTCTTGCTCGGTAACGAGGCTTTTTCGTTCCAAGTAAAGAGTTATTACTCGGACCAAATCGACGATGAAATCGAAAAGATTGCCGAGGAACTGATGATGTACCACTGGGGCAAATCCGATAAATCCCAGTTGGCTTACGAGATTCTGCAAATGGGAAGTATCACCGGCGACTGTTGGATCGGTGCTTCATGGCAAGGCGGTGAATACGAAAAGTACGTCAAAGTAAAGGTGTTCGATTCCCGACAGTGTTTTCCCATCTTCAAAAACGGCGACTTCAATACATTGGAGCGTTTCTTGGTTCGCCAACCTTTGGACTCCACTAAGGAGCAACCGTACAAACTGTACGTAATACAGTACACCGATAAGAGTATTGAGACATGGTATCAAAAAGATGTCACGATTAACGATTCATCGGTGGCTAAGTACGAACACAAGAAATACCCCAATAAATATGGATTTATTCCGGTCGTCCATATTAAGAATCGTCCGAATGCCGCCAAATTCTACGGAACTTCTGACGCGAGCGACATTCTTAAACTGAACAAGGTGTACAACGAGATGAACCAGCAGATCAAGGCCGTCATCGACTATCACGTAACGCCGACCACGGTAATTACCGGCGCATCTGCCAAATCTCTCAAAAAGGGTCTTGGTCAGATATGGTCGGGACTGCCTGCCGAGGCCAACGTGTTCAATCTTGGTCTGGACGTAGACCTTTCTGCCGCTCTTGAATTTATCAAGGACCTTAAAACGGCGATGCACGAATTATCCGACGTGCCGGAAAATGCCCTCGGTAAAATTCAGGCTATCAGCAATACTTCCGCCGCCGCGTTGCAGATCACCTATCACCCGTTATTGCAACAGGCCAACATTAAGGCTATGACATATGGTGAGGGTATTACCGAGATGAACTCTATGATTCTCCGTATTCTGGAAATCGAGGACCCGAAAAACGAACGCCTTAAAAAACTGCGTAAGTTGGCTCCCCGGTTCCGTTCGGAGATGCGCATTGTTCCCGTTTTTGCTTATGGCTTCCCGAAAGACCGCATGGATGAACTTAATCGTGCCGAAATCGAGCTTCGACTCAAACTCGGTTCACGCAAGGAGATTATGGAGCGTATGGGTAAACAGAACATCGACGCGCTTATGGAACAGATTGATGATGATACGCTTCACCAAGCGTTACTTCAAGCAAAACTTCAAGAGGCTCTCAGTGGAGTTCCTCCCGAACCGGGTATCAATCCGGATGATGATTCCGGTGCTATCGAGGAACCCGAATTGAATCCTAATCCTGCCGAATAAGCTGAAATTTTGATTTTTCAGAAAAACTGCTTACTTTTGGACAGGCTATCAGTATAAATTCTTTTTCGTCTAACTAAAACTTTCGTATTATGGCAGGGTTACAAACTCTCGACAAATCGAATCCGGAGGCACTGCACGACATCGGGCAGACCAAACAGCCTCTCGTCGGCCCCAAGTTCGTCAATCCGGGTACTCCCGAATCGGCGCTTGTAAGCCGTGAGCAAATGACGCAGGCTACCGTAAAAGGTAACGGCGCAGAGGTGCTCAAAAACAACCTCATTAAGTAACATCAGAAAACTGTATTACTCCAAAATCGTAGAAATCACCGTATGAATCCGCAAGAAAGAACAACCGTAGCAATTCCGGAGAGTATCGAACTGAATGGCCAAACTTATGTGGTTAAAGATACTCCCGAACTGATGGCGTTCAGAGTCGCCGTCGCTCAAGCCGAGAAATCAAAACTGCACTCGACTTTTGAGACCCTGCGTAACCAGATCGAAACTCTTAAAGCCGCAAATGTCGTTCAGTCGTCCGCTCCCTTCGATCTGAACGCCCTGTTGTCGGCTATGGAGCAGAAATTCGTTACGCGGGACGACCTCAAAGAGACGATTGGTGAAGTTATCCAACCCGTTCTCTCGGCTACCGAGCAACAGCGCGTCAACGACCTCAATCAGTACCGGGAGCGTCTCATCCGTGACAACGAGGCAACGTGTATTCCCGAACTTGTCAAGGGTAACAGCAAGGAGGAACTCGAAAAATCCCTCAAAGAGAGTATCGAGCTTCGAGCCAAGTACAATTCTCCGGTGATGATTCCGGGTGCTCAACAGCAAAGAGTTGTTGACCCGCTCATTGCTCAGAAGATGGCCGAGATGTCAGGGGCCGCACCCGCCGCACCTGCTCCCGCGCCCGTACCGGCAACTCCGGCTCCTGCTCCTGCTCCCGCAATGCCGGAAGTTCCGTCTCGTGCCGTCCCGGAAGTTTCACAAGGTCCCAATTTCAAGCAGATGACTATGGACGAGTTCCAACAGAAACGCGAACAACTCCTGCACCAGTTGGAAGCTGAATTCGGGAATAAGTAGTAAAAACGTCTAAACCTTATTAAAAATGTTATCTTTTATTATCGCTATCGTAGCGTTCTCGCTCATCACTCTGACGGGTTTTGCTTTCGGTGAAACGACCTCAGCCGGTGCTACTACGGGTGGCTATGTCGCCATTCCGGAAGCAGTGCGTGATTTCTATTCGCGCGAGGTTCTGTTTCAGGCTCAGCCCCGTCTCCGCTTCCTGCAATTCGCCAAGGTCAAACGTGACCTGCAAGCAATCCGCGGCAAATCCATCGTTTTCGTTAAGTACGGCAATCTGAAAGGCGGCGGTTCTCTCGAAGAGACCGATGTTCTCACGCCGGAAGCTATGTCTACGTCCGAGATTGTGGTCCCGGTTAAAGAACAGGGCAACTCGACGCAGGTGACCGAATACCTGCTCCGCACCTCTTTACTGGATGTACTCGGCGACGCTTCGAAATTACTTGCCAATAACATGGCTATCGTCCTCGACGGACAGTTCCGTGACACCGTGCTCAAGACTACCAACGTCGTATACGGCAATGGTAAGAAGTCGCTCGCTACGGTTACGGCTACGGACTATTTCAACACCACTACGGTTAAGGATGCTGTCGAGACGCTCGCTACGAACAACGCTCCCCGGATCAACGGCGACTATTACGTTTGTATCGCCCACCCGCACCAGCTTCGCACGATGCGTGACGACCCGAATTGGATCAACGCCAATACTTATATGGGTCGCCGCCAGCTTTACATCGGTGAGGTCGGTATGTACGAAGGTACGATTTTCGTGGAAACGACGCAGATGCCCGTACTGGATGCCGCCGGTATTCAGGAAAAGTATGGTAGCGGCGCTACGATTACGACTGGCTACGAGGCCGTGTTCTTCGGTGAAAATGCCTACGCTTGGGCTATCGCTCTCGACGTTGAGCTTCGTGACGACGGTGTCGTGGAGCTTGGTCGTAAGCATACGCTGGGCTGGTATGGTATTTGGGGAACCGGTATCATCGAGGAGAAAAACATCGTCAAGGCTCTCACCGCGTAAGCGGTGGGGGTCTTCCCTTAACCTTTCAAATCTTATATCATGGCAAAAAGAATCGCATCCGAAGTTGAGGAGCAGGAGGGTGTCATCATCCCTGCTGAAACTCCCGTAGAAAAAGAAGAAATCCAAAAAGAGGAGAAAGCCGCTCCTGCCGCGCAGGTCAAAGCCGCGGTAAAGAAGGTCCGCATCCACTGCATCGAGGAGGTGGACTGTATCATCGCCGGGGTTGCCTACAACTTCCCCAAAGGAAAAGAAGTCGATGTGCCCGCTGACGTTGCGGCAATTCTGAACAACAGTCAGAGGGCATACAGAATGTAAAATCTATGCCTACCACTAAGGTAACTTTGAACGAAATTATGACAGCGGTTCGGGAGTTAACTTTCGACCGCTTCATAATTCCCGCTTTCGCTATTAAGGCGCAAGAAGGGTATGTCATTGACATTGTGCCCCCGGCGGTAAATCCGAACCGGGTGACGCGCGTTATAGATGGTGGCGACGCCGGTTCCGACTATACCGAAGGTGAACCCATTCCGGGAGACGTAATAATTGACGGAGGTGACGCGGCATCTGTATACGCAGACAGTGACTATGATTCGGGGGTCGATATGCTCCCCGGTACATCAGACCCTACGGTGCTTACGAGAATGACTGCTGACGGCGCATTGGCTGTTGAAGCCGGTGGCTATCTCGAAATCCGCAAAAAAGACAGTACCATCAAAGGCGAACGTTTCTATTTCACGGAGTACATTACTCTGAATGATCTGATGGACGCCTTTATCGAACGAGGAGTTGTAGTGGCGTACACGCCATATTTCAAAGGTGACGAGCCGTCCATTTCGTTAGTCAAAGTTTCCGGTCGTAGCTTAGATACGGACCTTACGGTATTCCGTAGGTATTTCTTTTCCGACATCGAGATAAAAGAGATGATCCGTTGGTACTATTTCCGTGTTCTCGACATTAAGAACGTGGAGCTTACCGACGAGACCATAGGTAAACTTATCCGCCCCTCTGAACGCCACATGGCAATTTGGGTATCATATTTTCTCGTCGATAAACGACGGGTGTATGAGAACGCCGCAAGTGCAATCGGCCAGTCTTTTACTGATGGCTCTGACTATACTGGCTCTGCTACAAACGGCACTCCCTTATCGACCACGGTTCAGATTGGCTCAGTATTCTCAATTACGGAAGACGCTACGCAAGGGTATTTCTATGAAGATTTCAATCGGGTCGGTTCCGACAATGTTTGGGGCGACCGTTATTCGTTTTGGTATCGGCTTATGCTGTACCTGCGGAGTTTACTGGAAGATACTTTCGGTGATTACTCACTGCGTAAAGACAACGTTATTCCGGGCTATATTCAGCTTACGCGCGAATTGGATTTCAGAGCATACTACGACAGCTATCCATTCAGCCTTTCCCCGCTGTCAAGAGGTATACTCTCAAGAGTTCCGTAGGATATGCTTCTTACCAAAGGTAAATTCCAACAATACCGGGCTATATTTTATAACAAATTGAAGCAGACCCCGTATAAGATTTCACTCGAAATCGTTACGGTAGAGGACCCGACCTCGGAAGGGTTTTCAATCGAAGAATTTGTCGGTAGCTCTCCAAGAAGTTCCCGGTTTTACGAGTTTCAGGCCCTTTATGAGCGTGAAATTCCGTTGCGTACCCGTGAAAAATACGGGCTTCCCAAAGAAGTAAACGGGATCGTGTACCTGTCGCCGCTCCAGCTTGTCCCTGTACTGGGAACGTTTAAGTTGGACTGGAACAAGACCAAAGTACACTTTGCCGGACATACGCAAGTTGTTGAGAAGATCGAATATTTGGAGCCATTGTATGACAGTTGCGTAGGTATTCAGATTTTTGTCAAAGACGACCTCAAAGCATAATGACAACAGTAAAAACACACAAGCGAAAGGGGCGTAATAAGGTGTCCGTTGTACGGAAGCATGACCGAAAGGATAAAGTTTCCGCTCTGCGCGGCGCCAAGGACTTTTCTGAAAAACAGCGTGACAAACTCTCGTCGAAAGGGGAGGCTCTCCCCGACGGTTCTTATCCGATTGCAAGTAAGCGTGATTTGGCCAATGCTATTTCGTCGTATGGCCGCGCTAAGAATCCCGAAATAGTCAAACGCTGGATTGTAAAACGTGCGAAAGCCCTCGGTGCGAGTGAGATGATCCCTAAAAACTGGTAGCCCCATGAAAAAGAAATCTCCAGCCACCGCAAACAGTGTTATTCCGCGTTACCCCGAATTACAGCGAGTGATTGTACGGGAACGAACTCCAGCAACTCCTATTCGTGAGGAGAACGAGGTTCTCGCCGCGTATCAACAAGTAGGGAACATTCCCGACCGTAGCACCAGTAACCAATTTGGCGCTCCGCAGGGTTTTTACCCGAATAACGAATGCTAAACATGAAAGACGGAAACGGTAAAGCAAAAATCTGCTCCAAAACGGGGCAACCCGAAATGGTAAAGTGGGGAATCGGTGACGGTACGCCGCCATTGACTACGGACCCGGAAAATCCCATCAAGCCGTTCGCCACGTATGTCGAGGAAGATGACCGGCGATGAAGATTCCTGCGTTCCCTGCTGTTAGGCTGGCTTCTATGGTTCCTCGAAATATGCGGAAAGTTCCCAAGTCATATTTGAAGAACCCAAAGTTCAAAAAGCCGAAAGTCTCCGCATTCAAAAAGGATATGGATAACCTCGGTGCTGAAATTGCTGAGGAATTTAAGGAAACGGTCATTCGCAACATCAAGACAAACTACTATGGGTTTCACTTGTCGGCGTCTACACTGCGGCAGAAATCGGGGGAAACCCCGCTTATTGACAGTGGCGTGATGCTGGATGCCATCTATCGGGAGGGTACTTTTGTTTCGGTGGAAGACACTCCACGCACGGATAGTCCCCTTACCAATTTGGAACTCGCCAAGGTACACGAATACGGCACAAAGGATAAACATATTCCTGCGCGTCCGGTATGGCGAAACACTTTCCGGGACTACAAACCAAAGGCCAAAAAACGAATTCAGAAATTCTTTAAGACGAACGGTAATGGGTAACGTATCGGTCAAGTCCTATAAACGCAGAAGCACGAAAGGTAAAGTTTATACCGTTCGTGCGTATTCACGTGGTGGGGGTAAGAAGCCAAACATGGGAAATATGGAGATCAGTCGCGGTGCTGAAAAAGTTTCTGACGCCGAGATTCAGAAGTACTATGACAAACAACAAGAAGAAATGAAGGAGTTTGTCCAAAAACTTCAAGGGGTTGCCAAAGAGTACGGTGTCAAAGGTGGTACTGAGGCTCTCCTGCAAACTCCTGCCGCCCGTAAGAATCCCATCGCCGCGGCTAAACAGTCTGCACGTATAGAGACCGACCGGATTATGAAAGAGGTCAATCCGACGCTTCATACGGAGGCTCCTGCCCGACGTGCACCGCGTGGCGGTCTGTTATCCCGGTTGAAATCCATGTACACAGAGGAACTCGCTAAAGCGTCCAAGAAATACGGAACTTATGACGAGTTTTTCGGTGCTCGCAAGTCTCTCAAAAAGAAACGAAAGTGATGGAAACTCTTTTGGCAAAACTGCTCGACATTTTCTCGGTGGGGTACATGTTCTGCGTTATCGCGGCATCCTACTTCACTATTAAAGTAGTGGATCATCTGAATGGTCCCCGGAAGGTTCCTACGTGGGTGAAACGTGCTGTAACGTTCATCTGCGGAGCTTTGTTTTTTTGGGTATTCCGTGAGTTTACGGAGGAAACGTTCGAGAGCCTTATCACATCGTTTTTCGCGGCGTTGTTCGTGTATGACGGCGCAATAAAGTGGATTCTGAAAAAACTGAACGCCGACTACAAGAAATGCTGACCTCAATCTCTCAGGTAAACGAGGAGTTCTTCAAGCTGTTCTCCGGAATCAAAATCAAAGACCACACAACTGGCTCTGAGATTTCTGTCCGGTCCCGGTTTGCCCGCAAGTCTGCGCAAGACTACGTTGAGGAACAGGAGAACCAAGTATACCCATGTATCGCCATCCAAGACTACCAACCCACACTTGCTGAGGATTGGTGGATTGATTTCAAGGAGTACGCCGGAGGATTGTCTACTGACAATCTTACTGCATATTTGTACAGGCGTCCTATTTGGATGGATTTTCGGTATGACGTAAGCATTGCTACGAAAGATTATTTTCAGAGCCAGTCATTGAAGAATCTGTTTCTGTCCCGGTTTATTGCTCAGCCAAAATTTATCTTTAACAGGACGGTTATTGACGATGACGAGGTGGGTGATGTGGTCCCGTACACGATTCGAACCACGGATGTTCCCCGTACTGACGGAGTATTGGAGGTCAACTACGAATTTACTCTGCGTGCTTGGCTTTATGTGGTAGAACCTCGTGAGGTCGATGTCGTACAACAGATTGTTACCGAGCTTATCCAAGTGGATGTCGAACCTATTGGTTAAATTTGACTGGGTGATTTGGTGATACGAGAATATTTTTATTATCTTTGAGAAAAATTAAGTGCTATGGCTAAGACTATGGAGGAAAACATTGTAAAGACCAAAACACTGCGTAACGCCAGTGGCTACCGTATGGAACTTTACCTCAACGGAAAGTTGGTGGTACTGCTTCCCGGTAAAAGCGTTAAAGTCTCTGCTGAGACTGAGGTTCCCGTGATGAAAGGTCTTATCGTGAAGTAATGACCTCGGAGAAGCTGAAACTCATTTGCAACCGTTCCGACCCGCAGGACAACAAGTTGCTACTGCTCGCCGAATTATTCGACGAGCGTTGCGAGTTATTGGAGCAAAATCAGGAGCGGATGAACGACAGCTTAACTGAGACCAATACCAAACTCGACGAGATACTGGAAAAAATGCGTGCTCTTACGGTCGCCGAGGAAAGTTGTCCGGTCCGTAGAAGCAAAGACTCTTTCAATCTGCTTGTGTTCTTTTTGGAACATCCGCGGATTACACTCGTGACGATTCTCGGAGCATCGTTTATTCTCTCCGGCTTAGTCAGTCACGATTTTTGGGCTACATTACGAGGATTATTCGGAGTATGAAAAGTATCTGCATAGTACTGGACCCTGCCCACGGTAAAGAGGTTGCAGGTAAAAGTTCTCCCGACAAAACGCATCGGGAGTACCTTTGGAGCCGTGAACGTTGCCGGAGTATCGCAATTAAACTGCGTGCCATCGGTTACGAGGTGTACTTCACCAACACCACGGACTATGAGATCGGTCTTTCCAAACGTCAGAGAAATGCGCTGAACGTCAAGACCGACAAAAAGAAACTGCTTCTTTCACTGCACAATGATGCAGTAGGTACTGGTACATCGTGGAACAATGCCCGCGGTTACTCGGTATGGACTACGAAAGGAGTAACCAAGTCGGATGAATGCGCTGACATCATCATCGACCAGCTTCGGGAAGATTTCCCGGACATTAAGTTCAGACAATACTCGCCGAAAAAGTTGGACCGCGACTTCGAGGCGAATTTTACCGTTCTTATGGGGAGCGGTTACATGGCGGTATTAATTGAGTGGCTGTTTCAAGACAACAAAGAGGATGTAGTTGAATTGCAGGACGACCAAATCAATCGGGCGTATGAAGATTCAATAGTAAAAGCAATCGAGAAAATAAACGACCATTTCGACAATGACTAATTATAAGAAAATAGTGGTGTTCCTTTTTCTCGGAATCGTTCTTGCTCTCTCAGCCCTTTGTGTCTATTACGCACAAAGGTGTTCCTATTTGGAGGCTACTCACGACGCTCAAAAGTACAAAGACAGAATCACTGAATTGCAGGATTCTATCAATAAGCTGGTGGTCGTTGTGGATAATGCCAAACAGGTTGCTCAGTCATTGGAGCGCGATAAGGACGAATTACGTAAGCAAGTACAACAAATACTCAGCGATTATGACAAAGGTAATTCTGCTATTTTGGATGGTGGCATTGACGATAACATCCGTATCCTCTCAGAATTTCTATCCGAGGAAATTGATACTGAACCAAACGGACACGGTTATCGTGATAACCCCGGTACAGCTTCAAAAAATAAATCTCGGCCTGAATAAGATGCGTAGCTATGAGAAAATCAATCTCAATTACGCAAAACAGTTACTTATAGCGGATTCGCTGAACAAGGTTCTTTACAACACTGTTGAAGCGCAGGAATCGGTCATTAAACTTAAAGGTGACCAGTTCGAGGCTTCACAGGACGCAATAAACGCGCTGGAGGAATCCATGCGTGAACAACAAAAACGAAACAGACGGACACTGTGGGGTGTCGGTGCGGGGTGTACCGCAATCGGTATTTTACTGGGTCTGATTTTATAGGGAGCGATTAACTTTTAATTTCAATAACAATGGCAGATGTAGGTACTTCCGTAAAAGAGGGTGTCGCCAACGGCGGTTCCCCCTTTCAGGACCCCGCAAAAAGAAACATTGGTCTGCTCGGTATGTTTACCCGTGGCGCGTTACTGACGCCTATCCGGGTAGTCAATATGGAGGAGTTCAATGAGACTTTCGGAGGTCAAAATTCGAACTACTATGGCCCGGCGGTAGTTAAGAATCTGTTTGACGAAGCCGGGGAAGCTCCCGCTACCTTGTACATTGCCCGCGTTGCCGCGAGTGATGCCAAAGCCGCCAAGGGGACTATCAACTCCACGGGTGAAAACAAACCGGCTTTCGAACTCAACGCGACCGCCGCGTACAGAGGTGTTGAAGACCCCGGTTCATGGGCTAACAACAAGGTAAAAGTAACCGTTTACCCGTACTCGGTTTCCGTCGAGGGTAACTACGTGGTTACTGTGGAATACGACGGCACCGTTGAGACGTATACTGCGCCGACGCTCGCCGAGATTCAAAAACAAATTCTCCAAGTCAGCAAGTTCGCCGTTATCGACGTTGTTTCCGAACCTACGGGTAATGCCCGCTATGGTCTGAAAGCGATCGGTACGTTTACCGCAGATCAGGGTGCTACGACGCTGACGGGTAGTGCCACACCTACGGGTGTCGCCGCTGGCGATACGCTGTATTCGGAGGCATACGAAAAGATCGGCGTCGTGAAATCCATCGAGGGTAACAATATCGCGCTGGAAGGTTTCGCACTGGTCGCCGTTACGGGACAGGTCAGCAAACTCGACACCACGGCTCCGTCCGCTACGCTGAGCGCCGGTTCCAATGGCGGTGAGGTAACCGAGGAGTACTTCGGTAATCAGTTCTCCTGCTTCGACGGTGTGGACGTTCAGATCATCGCGCATACGGAGTTCCACTCGCTCAGCGTCGAGAAGAAACTCAATGCATATCTCAACGATCAGAAAAGTCCTGTCGGCGTTATCACGTTCCCGAACACGTTCTCGGAAGCACTCGCCGAGCTTTACTGCTCCGCACTGAAATCGAACGACAAGAGTTTCATGGCCGGTGCATACGCCGGCTGGGTAACGGTTCTCGACGCCGACGGTAACCGTATCGAGATTCCGAATATCGGAGCTATCCTCGGTGCAGGTTATCTGCGCACGCCGTATGTGAACGGCGACGGCATTCATATCCCGCCCGGCGGCATTGATTCGCTGTTTACGACGGTTCTGGACTGCTCGGTCAGGAATCTCACCCAGCCGCAGATCAACCGACTGGTACAGCAGTTCTACTGCAACGTTCTGCAATACGTCGATGGTACGGGCTTCTACATCGGTAGCTCCCGCGCGTACTCGTCGAACAAGCTGTACCAAAGCATCCATGTCCGGTTACAGACTTCGTACTACGTGCGCCTGCTTCGGGTACGGATGCGGTTCGCCGAACAGAAACCCAATACGCCCGATCTCAAACGGGAAATCCTCATCGAGTGCCGGCGTATCTTCAAGCCCGAATACGAGGTCGGTGCTCTGGAAAACAGTGTGTCGTTCGAAAAGGCTTATCAGGCCATCTGCGACAAGAGTAATAACCCTGCGTCGCAAGATCGCAAGATTGTCAACGTAACTATCATGTGGATTCCTACCGAGTGCACGGAAAGTATCGTTGTCAGCCTGCAACGTAACGACGGAATTTTAATCTTAGAGGAGGAGTAAAACATGGCAAGAATGCAAAAACCCCAAGATGCCCTCGTTGTTAACGGGTGGTATCTCAACCTGCCAGTACCGGGAATTCTCTCGGAGGGTCTTTTCGAGACGCTGGAGGGCATGGGAAAATCGTCCGGTAACGTCGAGATGGTCGATGCCGGAAGTAACCATGTCTACAACTTCACGGATCAGTTGACCCGTTACGACGAGATGACCTTAACGAGAACGTATCAGGGTAACGCCACTGACCGTGCTATGGAGGCGCTCGTCAGTACGATGATCGAAACCGGGCTTAAACTCCCGGCTACCGCTGTGAAGATGCACCACGGCCAAGAGGTGTTCACCATCGTATTCGAGGGATTCCGTTTCACGGCGGTAAAAATGCCTACGCTGGACGTCGCTGGTTCGGACAAGTTCACCGTCTCCTACACGGCGATGTGTGACGGTTGGGAGATTGTTCCCGTCGGCGCATAGAAAACACTTTAACACTATATAGAATTATGGACAGTTTAATTTTTGACTTACCCATCGGTTTACAGACCGCATCGGGTGACGCTATCAAAACCGTAGAATTACTCCGTACCAATGGTGTAGCAGAGAAAGTTTTCGTAACCAAACTCTCGGAACGTCCCTACACGTGGCAGGGTAACGTTCTGTCGGTAGGTATCAAAAGTATCGGCGACATTGAAATCGGTGCGGAGGTGCGCCGCCAGTATCTCAAAGATAATGCGGTCACCATCCCCACTGAGATCAAGAATCTTACGTTGGCGGATGTGAATACGCTCCTGCTGGAGATTCACCGACGTCTGTGGCAGAATTTCATTCCGCGTCAGGAGGTCGTCTGCAAGTATTGCGGCAAGCGGTTACGTGCGGACATCGACCTCGACCGTATCGACTTCTTCGAGGAGACCAAGGAGGCTATGGAGGAGTTACCCGACTACACCAAGATCGTGGTCGATCTCTCTGACGGTTTCACGCCGCCTGCACTCGGTAAAGTCACCGAAAAACCGGAATATGCGTCGATTCTGTTGACGAATTACAACCGTATGACGTTCCGTCCGCCCTTACTGCGTGACGCCATCAAAAACGAGCGATTCTTTACGGATTCGGTCGGTTTCTGGCGGCGTATCGCCAAGGACTGCTTGGTGCAGATTGATTCGGTGGTTGACGGTAAGGTCGTCGATACGCTTCCCGTAGAGTTCCACACATTCTACGGCATGAAACTCTACGACGAATATCTGTGCGGACGGGACCTCAAAAAGATTCGTTCCGCCCTTACGGAATACCTGCCTACCCTCCCGTTCGCATACTATGACAGATGCGGATGTGACGAGCAAAGAGAGATACCTTACGCAATGGAGGCATCCTCTTTTTTCTCGGAATGACGTTAAATACCGGGGAAGTTAAGGCGATAATCAGAGAGTACCCGATGTTTAGTCTTTGGGCTATTCGGAACGGTACTCTCTTTCTTCCTAAAATCCTCGATGAAGATACCGATGACGAGGGGTATGATTTAGCGTCACAAATTTACATAATGATGAAACGGCTTCGGCAACCATATTCCGAGTTACTTCTCATGGATTCGGAGGAACGCGAATGGTACTTTAACATGGAGTTGAAGCTGATTAACAAGGAGAGCGAGGAAAGTAAAAATGGCTAAGTTACGAGGGGGAGACCCGCAATTCACATACGACTTCGGTTTGGCTGTTTCCACGCAGACGATTTCCCGGCTAACCCGGTTGACGGGAGCCACGTTATCGCTTGCTGGGGCTTACTATGCGTTGCAAAAGACTTCCTCCGAGTACATGGACACACTCAGGTCCAATTCGCTTCGATTCGGTGGTTATTTGAATACGATGCGGGCCATTTCTGAGGCACAAGATCGCATTATCAAAGGTGCTACTCGCTACTCGGTTAAGGACCAACTTAAAGGACTTAACGACCTTATGGCTGTCGGTCTGGACGCCCGTAAGGAATTCGACCTCGTTAACAAAAGTGCTCACGCTCTTGGCGTTGAGTTCAGCGATTTCGCTGGTGCTATTTCGAATGGTATTCGCGGGAATATGTCTGCGCTTGTACAAATGGGTCTCCTTACGGAACGATCTGTTCGGTACTTCGAGAAATATCCGGCGAATACCATAATGCGCCAACAGGCCATCCTTAAATTCGTCAAAGAGCATAAGGGTCTGCAAAGTCTTATCAAAAACGACTTCAAGACTATCGCCGACGAAACCAGCCGTATAAGTACGATCTGGAAGGTATTCCTAAAATCCATCGTAGGTGATCCCCGTAATCCGGACAGTCTGTATGGTAGTGTAGTTAGGGCATTCGGTGGTATCGCCGACGGCCTTAAAGGGTACATGGAGTACATCAAACGCGCCGGATATATGATCGGGCGTGTATTAGGATGGGTTGTACGCCAAGTAGGTAAGTTTGTTCAATGGCTTGGACGAACTACTGCACATGCTTTTAGAGGGGTAAAGGATGTTCTCGATAACTATAAGGATGCCACTGCTTCTATTATCGTATGGCTCGAATTTTGGAAGCAACGCATCGTGAAATTCTTCCGTGAGTATCAGGAACCTATCAAGACAACTCTGAAACTCCTTATCGCGTATAAAGCGCTCAAAGCCGTATTTGTCATCTCTAAGAAAGCTATTGCTTCTGCGTGGGCATACAGTACAGCTCTTTCGGGAGGTTTGCGTGCTCCATTTATCCGAGGTAAATGGCGTACTGGCCGAATGATCGTGAACCGTCGCCGACAAGGTAGTCTTGTAAAACAGGGTATTGGTAGAGGTTCTTGGGGCCGTCGCTGGATGTATCTCAAGAGTATGTTTATGACCCCCTCATCGCAAACTAAGCTATCCGCATTAGGGGGAACTCTCACTCGATTTGGAAAATACGCCAAAGGGATTACAGGTCCCATCATTGCACTTACAGGAGCACTTAAACTGCTGAGTATTGGTTTCGAATCGGCTGGTAAGGGAGGTATTCTCAAAGAGTTCCTAAAAGCTCCGTGGACCCTTATCAAAGATACTTTCCTACTCATTAAGAACATTTTGTTCTCCGCAGTGAACATTGTGGGCACTCTTATAAAGGGTTTCATGTACTTCTGGAATGCTTCTTTGGATTCATTCGCTTCTTTTGTGCGAAAGCATCCCAAGATTGCTTCTTTCTTCGGATTTACCGCCGATAATATCGAGGGTAGTATGCTGAAACCTTTACGGTTTTTTGACAACTTCCTCAAAGATTGGAATGAGGCTAACAAGGCTTGGTGGGACTGGAACTCTGATTTTAATTATACCCCAAGAGCTGAACAGGAAGCCAAATACGAGCGTGAAAAATCCGAGTACTTCGGGAAAAAACAATCTGAGTGGGAAAATCGACGTGGGGTTCCAAACCTTGTGCAACTCCCAGTAGGTCCTCGTCCCGGAGAGGGAACGTATCTCACTATTAAAGAGGGCGCTGTGACGATTAATGTAGTTGGTAAAGAGGGTAGAGATGAAATGCTTGCCGAAGACATGGCTCAAACAATTAAGGGGATGCTCTCTGATTGGTACTACGAAATGGTAGATAAAGAGAAAGCAAGACGAGGTAAAGACTGATTATGGCACTTATCAATGACGCAATAGGAGGATTACAACGCAGGTTCCGGTCGCTGTTCAATACGGCTACCGGTTCTGCCAGTGGTAGCTACTTCTCACGGACCAAGTGGAACCGTGGTTATATCGTGCGCAAGTCCGATTCGCTCAAAGAGTTCACGTTTGACAATGGGTACACGTTCCAGTTTAACCCGACCCAGTTGAGCGATATTAAGACTTCCAACTGGGAAACCCGTCCCTACGCCGGACTATCGTTCAATGACTACGTTTGGAGTGGTGGTGGTGAGCGTATCGTATCGTTCTCCCTGCAACTGGATGATACTCCGGGATCACATGTCGATTATTTTCTTGCAGACGCTATTGCGGCGTCCATTAAAAATAAAGCGTTACCCGGTACGCCATCGACACGGGAGGAACAGTTTAACCAAAGAGTTAAAGATGCTCTCGGAGCTACTTTCGGTGTGCCTACCCGAAATACCAAGATGGTTGACTTCGATTGGGATATGAATACCGCCAAGAGTGTCACCCGTGTTCACGAACGGGGAGTGCTCGATGCCGTGGAGTACATTCAATCGTTTCTCTATCCGGAACCTGTCGATGGTGAGACTCCTAAATTCGCAGAGGGCGGAGTCATACCTATTAACCAATTCCGACCACCTGCAATAGCAGTATTCAGCTTCGGTCCTATATTTTTGGAGGGAGTGGTAAAGTCGGCGCCGGTCAACTATACCTTATTCGACAAGGATTTAACTCCTATACGGGCTGAGGTCAATGTTGAGTTGGGCATTATGGAGTTTGAAACTCTCAAAAACCATTACTTATTGTCGGACCCTTTTGCTAAGTAGCCATGATTAACAACGGATTCTACAATTACCACAATCTCAAAGAGGAGTACCTCGGAGGCAAAGTACAGCACTACCCGATTAAGGATGCGTCGGTAACGTTGGAGTGGTACGAGTATGTCGTAAAGGCTGGTGAAACGTTGTATTCCATAGCCGCAAAAGTGTTCGGCAGTACCATGATGCAGAACTGGACATATATTGCCGACAATAATCCCCCGCGTAATCCGGATGATTGGCGCATGGGAGATGTTCTGCGGCTTCCAAAAGTTATTATTCGAGATACTATCGTAAACCGATGAGCAGTAATCCTATACAACCTCAGTTCAAACTGAGGCTTTATATGAAAGGAGAGGTTCCCGTTGATTCTGACACTTTCCGTCAGAGAGGGGGGACCCTTTCCAACATAGGTACTTCCCGGTATGTGGACATCGAATACTATACGGCCTATCCGGTTGAGTACGAGGAGCAGGCAAGTTTACTTAACTTTTTGCGTTTTACCATAGATAAAAATGCCGACCTTATCATTCACCGGCTCTTTATCGGACAGTGGGTGATTCTTTTTGGTGGCTACTATACGCCGGATGGTTCCGGTATGCGTAAAGTATGTGGAGCTACTATTACTCGGATAAAAACCCGATTTACTGATAACGGACGCATTTCCATCGACATTGAGGCCATGTCGTATGGATTTAATCAGATGGGTAAAGATACTGGTTATAACTACGCCTATCCCGATACTGGTAAGAATGCCCGAAAGTTTTTACGTGGGCGGACGTCTATATCTTTGGCTGACCTTGTTAAAGGTATTGTTGAGGAAGACGGTATGGTCATGGGTCAGTTCTCCCTCCCTAAAAGAGTGGCGAAAACCACGTTCGACCTCAAAAATATACGCAGGCAGGTCAACCAGTCTGACTGGGCATTCCTCAATAAGCTCGGTAACGATTATGGATGCTCTGTCTGGACTGAAACTGTTGACGGTAAGGAAACTTTCAACTTCGTCGAGACCACCAAACTGAAAGAAACCCTTAACACGGATATTCAGTTCTTGTACGTTCCTCAGAATAGCGGTATTCATAGTGCCGAACGTTCCGAGATGCAGATGTTTGACGACCCTAACTGGAATCGTGTACGATTGCTCCGGAATGTCAGTGTCGATGAGGATATTAACGCCGCTTATGCTGTTAAGCGATCTGCTATGTACTTCAATAAACAGACTGGTGAGTTTGAGGAGACTATTGCTGAGGTTACAGAGGTTGATGGTAAGAAAGTCATCACTATGTACCATTTTGACGAGGAACGGGTAAAATATATCGAAGAAACTGACCCTGACTTGGCTGATCGAATTCGCCGGCTTGGACCGTTCAACATTGAGTGGAGTAGTGGTAGGGAACCCGAAAGTCCTCAGTTTGCCCGTTATTATTACAAGGCAGTTACCAAACCTTACGATGAGAATGTAGCTGTATTCGACAAGGCGTTTCTCGGTATCAAAATTAAGGCCCGGTGTAATCAGGACCTCAGTATTCACTCTCAAAGAGTATACAATGTCCGCGGTATTTTAAGGTACAGCTCCACCGAAAAAACCGAGGGTTACTTTTTGCGCGGTCTGACCCACATTTGGGACGCCGATGGTACATGGACCGACTTAGACATGATAAAGTAATGATAGAATTCGCTAAAATAGTCGGGGAACTGGATGGTTCTTACCTCCGTGTGCGAATCCGTACCGGGGAAGAATTTCTTGCGCCTATGGCTGTTGTCGGTAATGGGGTTACCTTACCCTCTGCACAATGGGTGAGTGAGAACAAAGACAAGTTCATGGCGCTTGTTACTTACGAAAAAGATTTGTACCTTTCGCCTATAATTATAGGATTTTATCCACTTTCCGGAGCAAGTTCCGAGAGTTATGACACGGTTGAGCGGTTACTATCCGTCTGCATAGCCCTTGTAGAACAACTGCTCAAAGCAAAAGTTAACACGATGCTGGGTCCTCAGCCCTTCATGCCGGACACTATTCAAGTGTTCAATGATTTGAAGACCCAACTCGACGAGATAAAGAAACTTATTTTACCCGTAAAACTTTGAGGTATGGCGCTCAGTAAACAACAGTTGTACTCGGACATCTATAACGGATTTGTCGCTATCTTCAACGAACGCGCCGAAGCCGCTACGAATGGCGACGAGAAAGCCGACCCCAAAGAGATAATCAAGCAGGTATGCGCAGATATGGCTACGTGTGTCTCTGATGCAGTCGAGATTTACGTAAAATCCGGCGACATCAAGATCAGTAGTGCCAACATTACGGTTACTGCTCCTAATGGAGCGTGTACGGTAGCTCCGGCGACACCTGCAAAAGTGGAGTAGTATGCGTGGATTAACATGTAGATTCAAAATGGACAACGGTAAACTCGCTTTATCGTCAGGTTCAACGAAAGCTCAGGATGACATTTGGTTTTACTGTGTTTTCGATAGGCTACGTGTATATACGGCTGACTACGGATTTAATTTCCGGGCACTGGAGCAACGGCCTACGTCGTTCTTCCTTATCAACCGGGCGCTTATAACCTCCACACTTAAAAACGGAATCGAGAAATACACGAATGACTTAAAGGTCAACAGTGTGGATGTAGGATATGACCCTGCCGACGACAACAAGCAGATTCGTTTGCTTATCGACTATTCCTCTGTGGAGGAAAACAAAACCGAGGTAAAGGGTGTAACATTTGTATAATATGGCTGATACCAAAGAATCCCTCGTTGCGTATTTTTCCGGATTACCCCTTGGAACGCTCCAAAAGTTAAAGAGGTACTCCGAATTGCTTATCATCCCGGAGGATGACCTGTTGACCAACGCAACCATGATACAGATGGTCGATAAGGCTCACTTATTGGCTGATTCATTGTTTCCCGAATGGACTGACCGGAGTAAGTCTGATTTCGGTGAATTCTTGGTAGAGCTATTCGGGTTGTTCTCTGAAAAGGACTTTTGGTATATCAACGCCTTTGCCAACGAGAGCATTCTTCGAAAAGCCCGGTCATACAGTAACGTATTTTCTCAGGTTTCTGCGTTGGGGTATACCCCGGTACTCTGCAAGGGAAGTGTGGCTACGTTCAGCGTATCTTTCGCCGCCGGAAATCCTGCTACCTATCAACGGGGCGATTTGACCATCTTAGTCGGCGACATACCTTTTACTAACGATGAAGCATTCGAGGTTCCTGCGGATGCTACCACCACCACACTACAACTGCACGCTGGAAAATTCAACGCTGAGGACATTACGTTCAACGGAAACAATATCTTTCTCCGGCAGAAGAACATCGACATAGACAGTATCTTTGTTCAAATCGACAATATCCAGTATACCCGTGTAGGGACGTTCGGTAATTCGGGTGCTGACAGTACGCACTTTATGGTGCTTCCGGAGGAGGATGGTTCCGTTTCCATCTACTTCGGCCATGACGGTTTCGGAATTCAACCCGAACTCGGTAAGGGTATTCATGTGGACTATCGTACTTGCGACGGCCCTAACCAAGACTTCGCCTTTCCTACCACTATGGAGGTTAAGTCCGGCGATGACCTTGCCGAAAGACCTGTAACTGCGGTAACTGTTACGACTGCCGGGACCGGTGGTTCCTATGCTGAGAGCCTTACGTCTATCCGTGAAAAGGCTCCGTTGATGATTGGAACTCAAGGAGCCGCTGTTAACACGACCGTGACCAAGAAACTTTTGGACAGTCTTTCCTTTATAAAGAGGTCCTATGTCGAGGTCAGTGGTCAGACTCTCTCGTACAAGGCTATTCCACTGTCGGGTGGTGATGATTTATCCTCCAATGAACAAGCGCAAGTCGCTGATTTTCTGAATCCTCGGTTAATGATGGGATATTCGGCGACGTACACTCCTAATAGCTATGTTGATCTACTCAGAGTAGCTTCTACTCAAGGTGTCACCACTGCCATTATCTTGGATATTGTGTATTTGCGCGGTTATAAAACCTCTGTTATCGAGGGTAACGTGAAACAGATTATCCAAGATGTCACCAATCCGTTGGTTAAGGCTGACTATGGTTCCGGCTTCGATCTTACGTCGGTGGACGTACTTATCAGAAGTTCTGTTCCCGGTGTTCAGAGTGTAAGTTTCAAGGCTCTTGTCGGTAATGCCGAGGTTCCTATGCAGAGCTACGTCATGCCGGCAGGAAGTATTTTCAAGAAATTGTCCGAAAGCGTTATAACATGTAGGTTCAATGCGATTTAGTGACTTCATACCAACCGAGGTTAAGGAGCAGGAGTTAACTTATAAGTTAATTTCTGTTCTCGACCGTTTGCAAGCGTACAAGGAATCCCTTGTATACGACGCTTTACGGACCACGAATAATGCGCTGATCGACAATAAAACGTGGCTTATTAAGAAACTGGGTGACTTTGGTTTCGAGAGAATACCTTACGAGCTACCTCTACTGGTGCTTCAACAGCTCTTACTCAATGTTAACAAACTCAACTCATTACGAGGGAGTTATGCAGGTGTCGAGCTGTTTGTCAGTATAATCACTATGGGAGAGGTTACTATCGACACCTCCGGATGGGTGAAAAAATCCCAGCAGTTGATTCCCAATTCTTTGGAGCAAGGCTACATTGTGGACGATAATTCGAAACCCACGTTCTATATCGTAGACAATAACGACATTCTTAAACAGGAAAACAAACTGACTATCTCGGTCAAGAGTCCTTATTATGGAGTCATGGACTTACAGATCGCCGCGTATGAGGGTGTAGTCAGTGAGTATGAGGGCAAAAAGGCCGGTTATCCGTATATAGTCAGTGACGAGGGTTGGGGAATTCCCGAAATCGGCGAATACCTTATCGGTGATGAAAACAACAAGGGTGCTATACTGGAGTATATCAACTTTTATTCGGAAGCTGAGATAACGTGGAATCTTTCCGGTAGACTTACTCCCTACTATCATAAACTGTTAAATCCCTATTTCGTATGAGCAATATCAAAGACAAGCTGTTCAATGCGTCTCAGAAAATAATTCGTGCCGTGTTCCACGGTGCGCCGAATCTCTTTACCGCTCCGGATATTAACCGGCAGTTGGCCGCGTTTGATTATCGGTTCCAGCAAAAGGAGAGGTATCTCCCGGTAATCGCCAAAATGTCCTATGAAGTTAATTTTCAACTGGAAATAACGTACAGCTACATAGAACTCGCGGGTACTGTTCTGTACGACGGACCCGCTACAACTGTTACAGTTGAGACTAATGTTGAGGACAGTTGGTTCGGTGCTGGTATTTGGGTTAAAAAGAAACTCGTTACCTATGACACCGATGGAGCCGATCACCTTATATCGGGGGCTGTTTTTGAGGATGGGACCTCTATGAGTGCCGCAGATCACTACGTCATTAGTGACTGGGGATTCTGTTATGGCAACTGGACTACCTCTGGAAATCCTTATGATGTGGAATGGTTCGGTGTTCCCAAAGGTGCGGAGGTTGTTGCAGTACCCATAGTAAGTAAAAACCCGGATCAGGGTGGTTGGGAACGTGCTGACAACTTTCTTCCTCCGGGCTTACCTTTGATGGCCGAAATTCAAAGGAATATCGACAAGGGAGACGCCGTTGCTTTCGAACAATCGCAGTATACAGTAGACGTGAAAAGTTCGGGCAACCCTCCGTATACGGCAAATCTTGAGGGGTCTCTTGTAATTACCAAGAACAGGATGGGAGTGGTATTCACTTTTTCCGGAACTTTTTGGTGGAACCCTAACAATACTGTGGTTAACTACGGGGCTATTTATACTGTGCATCGAGATGTAGGAAAACCAGCATTTTCTGAGGAGACGTTTTTCTGGATCAAGGACATAATTTACAATACAGTAAACAAGGGGGTTACTATCCAAGCAGGGACTTACATTTTACAAGATGGTTCTAACAACGATAAGGGGTATATTGAGGCAACCGTGGCTTTGAATCAAGATGCTCTTGAGGTGATCATTTCACGTGACGCGGTCGGTTCGGAGACCATGAATGTTGGTCGGCAGGTTTCAGTTACGTTCCAAATAGTCTTTTTAGCGACCAAATAGTGCTAATTTTAGGTGTTTGGAAGTGTAAAAATTTTTTCGTATATTTATCCAAGTTGGTCCGGTAAACGATTAAGCCTCGATGCTTAGGTCGGACCATAAATATATAGTAATATATAATAAAGGGTAAATTTGAATCCATCTGATATGGATGGTCTCGGCAACACACGAAGCTATGAGTGAATATATTGGTTTGGAGTTTAGTGAGCGCTTAACTCAATCGGAAGACAAATTCGCTTTATCAGGGTCTCCCTTTCATGGTGAACAGATGCTATCGGTTTCGGTCGAAACTCTTAACCGGCATTGGTACGGACATCTCGCTGGTTACGTTAACCGACTTAACTCCCGAATTGACGAGGTGAATAAGTTGGGTGTTCGTGTGATAGAGGAATCTTTGATTTTTGCCGACTACACGTTGCGGAATTTAATGCAGTCGCGTGACGTGTGGGTACGCAATTACGCTTCGGGTGTGTACAACCATTTATTCTATTTCGAGGCACTCAACAAAGATTCTTTCTTACCGGATGAGTTCCGCGCTTTACTCGAAAAACATTTCGGCGACACCGAAAAAATGCAGGAAGCGTTTATGACACAAGTCCGCATCAATATCGGTTCGGGCTACATTTGGATGATGCACAATGACCAGCGTGGTGTACATTTTAGGTGGACCCCGAATCTGCTCAACCCTTTATGGGAGGACACCCCTCCTACGTGGAGAGGGAAACCGCTGTGGTGTGTTGACCTGTGGGAACACGCATGGTATTTGGATCACCTCACGCTGGATTCTTACGTTAATAAAATTTGGGACACTGTTAACTGGGAAGTAGTAACCGAACGCGCCAAAAAATATGGATTATTGTAGCAATCTACTCGTTACCGAACATGAAATAGCCGAACATGACACAACCGTCGAAGATATACAGAAGACGCTTACGCTCCCGAATCCGGAGTACCAGAATATCCTCCGGTTCCGTAAAGGTCGCTTCTATAAGAAGGTAGACCCTACGATCTGCTATCTTCGCAAGTCCGGCGAGAAATACATTTTACCCCGTTATTATTTCGGGTTGCCCGATACTGACCGCGGAATGATCTTAGGACGTAAGACCTCCTATGAGTTCCGCGGTAAACCGCGTAAATATCAACAGGAGTTTTTCGACAAGAATCCCGGTTTCTATAAAGATTCCGGTATCTTAATTGAGATGCCTTGTGGACATGGTAAAACATTTTCCGCTATTCTTCGTGCGCATACGTTAGGGAAACAGACGTTGGTTTTGGTCCCCACGTATTTCTTGGCGCGTCAATGGAACAAGGCTATCCAAGAAGTTACTGACGCCAGTACTGTTATTCTCACTTCGGATTCCAAGGAACTGCCTTTTGACCGGGATTTTACTATCGTGGTCATGGATTTGTTCGCCGCCCGTGTGTTACCGGAGGAGTTCGTTCAGAATGTCGGTCATGTTATTTTGGATGAGGCGCATCGTGTCGGTGCTGACACCTATATGCCTATACTGGATGAATTGCCCGCGTATTATCGCACGGCTCTTACTGCTACATTTCGCCGCGGTGATGGCGTTCATCGAATATTGCGGTATCATTTTGGCGGACATATTCAGATGCGCTATCAGTTTGCCAAACCGCAGGTGTACTCCGTTAATACGATGGTAGAGGTTAAGGGTGTCACTACGAAGAATCGTCCGCATACGGCAATATTGAAATATTTGGAACGCCATAAAATTCCCTATGAGGAAACACGCTCGGCGATAAGTTTTGACCCGACCAAGTGTAAGGATGTCGAGGCAGATTTCGCTTCCGGATTACTCAATAAAACCGAATACCGGGAACTGACCTCCACGGTTAGGCGTGCCACTGAGATGTCTTTTCCTACGCTGGAGAGTTTTCTCAGCGAACATTGCGGTCGCCGTAAAAGAGTTATCCGTATTATCCAAGAGGCGCTCAATGCCGGAAGAACCGTTCTATTTCTCTCCAAACGCAAGGAGATACTCAAAGCGATGTACAAATATTTCGCTTCATACAAGCCCATGCTGGTTATCTCCGAGACCAACTCTTTTACTGACGAGGAAGTTCGGTACATGCAGGATGAATGTCCGTTGGTTCTCGGTGTTACTCAGCTTGCCAAAGAGGGCTTGGATATTCCCCGGCTCGACACCCTTATTGTTCATTTACCGTTGAAAGATACTGAACAGGCTATCGGTCGTATCTCTCGGCAGTATGAGGGTAAAAAGTTTCCGGTCGCTATCTATTTGTTGGATCAGTGCGCTTTCGCCTACGGTGTATTTACCTCGGCGCAGAAAGTCATCGCCATTAATGGGGAGTACGCCGGAAAGGTTTCTCTGCGAAATATTCAAAACATTTTTTAATATGAGCAAAGATTTTCGTGTAGAATTTCGCACTGGTTTTTGGTGGCTTTTACTTATAATTGTCACCTTTTTGACCCTCGGTCCCCTCGCCGTGGTATTTCGGGTCATTTCTTTTACTTCGGGATGCGTGTTCGAACTATTACTGGAGGGTATTCGTATGGCCGCATTCAGAACTGTCAAACAAAACTAAGAATATGTTACGTGAGATAAGCAAATTGATTATTTTTGTAGTCGCGTTCGCTATGCCGGTAATTGTTGCCCGGATGTTTGATTCACCCGGCTTTCTGTGGTTATACGGGGTTTCGGCAATGTTTGTACTGGCCTTGCATAATCATTATGAGACATTGGAGCGCATCGACATTTTCAGAGACAACTATAAAGACGATAATGATGAGAGAGATTCTTCCGCCGGGAACTAAATTGCCCGCAACGCGCCGTGAGAGACGGTTGCTTCAACGCCGTGGCGTCCGTAAGGATGCTTGGGAAACTTATGTTGATAACCGAGGCGCCGAGTACGACTACAAGTGGGTCGCCAAAGTAGCTTCGTTCTTCAATTTTGCGCTGGGAGGTTTCCTCAGCGGATTCCCTATTCTCGTCAAAAAACTCCACTATCCCGCATGGGCGTGCTATCCGTTCTTTTTCGTGCGCCGGGATTTGCATGTGGCTGACCCGATTCCTATTCTCAACCATGAGCGAATCCATGTGGTTCAACAGAGGGAGATGCACACGTTTATCAGCCTGCCGCTTATCGCGCTTTCAGTATTTACTACTCCGTGGTTGCTGGGGTTGGTTCCTTTTGTGCCGGCTATCGTATACGGTTTGGAGTTTCTGCGTGTGTGGATGCGTATGGCGCGACTGAAAGCTCTCGGTGAGTACGAGGGAAACCTCACGGCTCAGATCATACGTGCCAACACATGCTTCGAGGCCGAGGCTACGTCCCGCGCGACAAATGCAGATTATTTGTTACACCGGAAACTTTTCGCCGAAATCGCTTATACTGGATGGCGGTTGTTTCGTAAATATGGACAGTAATGAGAAGATTGTGCAACACTATCGCTTTTATCATCTTTTGGGTGGTAGGAGGTTTTATCGCATTCGGTGCTACGGGAGAAACATCTACCGGAATGTCCGTTTACCTCGGTGCTGTGGCGTTCGTTTGTTTTTTGCTCGGCGTTCTCTGTGCCTGCCAAGCAGTAACCAATAAAGATTTAATCTGATGAACTACGATTTTGACAAAAACACGGAACGCTCGAAGTACGAGGAGCTGTACAATAAATCTGTCGGGAGTGTTTTCTCGGTTGCTCCCGATGATTACGAGACGGTCATGGTGCGTATGCAGGAATACAAACCTGCCGGGAAACTGTTTATGGTCATGCCTGTGATGCCCGGAACGTCGCTGTTTACCGTTTATGGGTGCGATCACTGTGTGGTCACTCTTAACAGCTAATGTAATCGGCTGAAAATTAGGTATTTGGAACTTTCAAAATTAATTCTTATATTTGTTTTACACTGATACGAAAAAACAGTGGACACACCTTATTCACAATATTAATACATTTAATTATGGTAACTGGAAAAATCAATCCGACCGCTACTATTGTAGCACAGTACCCCGCTAACTGCGAGGTTGACGCAATTCAGCACGACGGCAAAATCTACCTGCCCGTTATGAACCTCGGCGAGTTTACTCCCACGTCCGGCGGTGGCAAGGACGCTCCCGCTGAAAAACCCGCCCCTGCGAAGAAACCTGTGCCGACGCCCGCTCCTGCAAAGGAGGCCGCTCCTGCCAAAGCTGAAAAGGCGTACACCGAGGAGGAACTGATGGACATGGAGGTCAAGGAACTGCTCCGTATCTGCAAGGACCTCGGTATCGACCCGAACGCCACTGAGGGCAAGAACACGAACAAGAAGCTCCGCAACCTCATTCTCGACGTACAGGAAGGTGTCGCCGGGGAGGCCGCTCCTGCAAAGGAGGGTGACGATCTGCCGTTCAGTGAAAGCGATCCGCTCTACACCAAGGAAGTCGCAGAACTCTTGGAGGAGTTCGATTCCGGTTCGCTGAACGAGAAGAAAGTCATCGAGAAGATCGAAGCTCTCGCCGGGGAGAACGAGTACGACGAAAAGGCCGTCAAGGATGCGTTCCGCAAATTCGTGGACGACGATACGACTGACCTCATGGAGATCGCCCGTGAAATCGCCGCCGCACTGGCTTTCGTCGAGAAGAAATCCGCCGCTAAGAAGTCGTCGCGCCGTACCTCTACGAAAGAGGAGGAGCCTGCTTCGAAAGAACCCAAGGGCAAACTCGTTGAACCCGACGAACTGGAGGTCGGTGACCGCGTCGCCGTATGGTGGGACGACGACAATCAGGCATGGTTCACCGGTGAGGTCGCAAGCATCCGCCGCGGTAAAGTGACCATCGCTTACGACGACGAGACTGAAGGTCCTATCGAGGACATCCACACCAAGATCAAACTGTTGGAGGAGTAGTCCGCGACATCGCCAACAAATAACGAGGGGAACGGACTCTTAACGGAATCTGTTCCCCTTTTTTCGTATAAAACTAAAGTTGCTATGCCTACCCCAAAATCATGTAACGAGGAAGCGCTTGCATTGCAGGCTCTCGAATTCGACAACAAAAAGAAGCAAATAGCCGGTCTCGAAAAAGAGGTTAAGGCTATCCGTGTTCCTCTGGAATCCGCTGTCGATACCTTGGGAAGTGTGACCCCTACCGGTAGTAAGGTGTTTGCGCTCCCGTATGCCGACAAGGAAATCCAGTTGCACAAGACCCTCCGTCTGACCTCGGTATTGGTTCCCGAAGCCGAGGACATTCTCCGCAAAAATCATCTTACCGAATGTCTGGAAACGGTGACGATGGTACGCGAAGACGTCATCGAACGTCTCTATCAGACCGGTAAGATTCCGGTTGATCTGCTGAACAAGCTCTACGTTCAGAAAGAATCGTATGCGTTTTCCGTGAAAGTCAAGAAACGTTTCCATGAAACCGAGTAAGAAGGTGACCGTTGGCGGACAAGTTATCGAGGTTACCTCGGTATCGGGTTTTGCCTATATGGTCGGAAAATCGGTCTGCACGATCAAACGATACGAACGCCAAGAGATTCTTCCCGGTGCGGTTTTGTACATTGACGACGTGCGCTATTACCCGGTTAATTTCGTGCGTAAAATCGCCCCGCTGATCGCCAAAATACCGGGAAATGTCAAGTGTCCCGCTGAGTTGCGGGTTGAGTTAAATCGGTTATTCGCCGAAGAAAGGAGTAAATATGCCAGCAATTAAAAAAACCACTGACCCTGTTATGGAATTACGTGATTCCGGATGCACGGTCTACTACGAGAAATCACTCACTAAAAATATGGGTAACTACGAGAGTGCGAAAGTCACGGTCGGGGTTACTCTCCCTATTTCACCTACCAAAGAGGAAATCGTTCAGATTAAGACCACCATCGAACAGGCCGATGCCATCGTGACCGAGGAGCTGGAGGTTCAACTGAAAGAACTCGACGGTAAGTAATGAATGGGTTAACGAGACTTCGCAAAGAGTATGCGGTGTGCGATACCGTCGAATTCAAGCGTCTGCTTTATTTCGCGTTACTGTCGAATGTCGTTCCCTACAAAATGGAGGGGGATGACACCAAGTATGCGGTATTCGCACATTTGCAGGATGACCTCGCCGACTTTTTCGCTTCGTGGAGCGGTGACGAGATCGACAATGCGCTGGATGCTCTTTATGAGGAAGGTCTTATCTTCTTTGACGAGGAACGACATATTTATGTCGGTGAGATTCGTGGTATGCGGTTTTTTCCGTTCGACATTAAGAACTCACTGGCTGATGCCGCTATCGCCAAGTTACGGGAAGCGATTAAGACTTTCGAAACTCCCCGTTCGGCATTGCGCCGCAGTCGCGGCAGGTATATCGCCGAGCAGATAAATACTTTCATTGACCGGGGTATCGACAAGATGACCCCCAGCGACTTTACCACGTTTTTCACATTTCTTTATGAGATGTTCACTGGCGGTGAATCGTATCTTTTTCGAAACAAGGTCGAGTATTATCAGACCAGTAACATGCTAAAGGCATACGATAAATTCACTACCTTTGCGATACTTGTGGAGGGTGTGCTTAACTTCTCGGCGTATCGCCGTAAAGGTGTTCCTACACTTACGACGGTGGCTGTCATTAAGGACGATATTTTCGGTGCACTCACAAAGGGGTCCGGTAGTAAGGATTACATGCGTGACGCCGAAACTGAAAGTGATGGATTCTGATGGACAAGAAACGACAATATCTTTTGGACTGCGGTATCAAGTGCGCATGGCACAACAAAACCGTAGACGAATTTACCAATGATGCCGATGCGCTGGATGCAGTTGTCCGTTACATCGAGAGAGCTGATGAAATGATCCGTAAGGGTGTCGGCCTGTACTTATGGGGAGCCAACGGTACAGGAAAGTCCCACCTTATGAATACGGCGTTCATTACTTTCATCGAGAGGAAATATCGGTGTCGGGTGTTTTCTATGGATGACATCGTTAGTCACGTTACGGCGACATGGTATTCCGATGAACAGCGTGACGCTTTTCAGAACATGCTTTGCCGAGTGGATTTCTTGGGTATTGACGAGTTCGGTAAGAATGTCGATGCTGACGGGAATCCCTTACCGTTGCCGGATTTGGTGAAACGTGTGATCGAGAGTGTCCTGCGGTATCGTGTTCAGATGAACAAACCTGTATGGATCACGTCCAACACTGACCCTAAGAACGTGAGAAAGGTGTTCTCCGAGGATGTCGGTTCCCTGCTCAATGAAGCGGTTATTTCGGTATTGGTTCGAGGTAACGATTACCGAAAAACCGTTATTCAGAAACGCTTAAAGAATTTGCTCTATGACTGATGGTGAAAAGCTGTTGTTATCGGTGGTCAAGCGGGGGGATTTGAAAGTCCTCTCGCAGATCAACCGGAGGTGGTTGGATGGTTCCGAGGTGGTTCAGCATCGGTTTATTCTCGACTACTATAAGGAGAGCGGTGAGTTCATCGGTGTTAAGGCGTACTGTGACAAATTCGACGTGGATATTTCCTCGGTTGATGCCCGACCTGCCTACTACCTGCAACAAGTCCGCAAACGGTTTATTTTCGCCCGTATTTCCGAAGAAGTGCCTAAAGTGGTCCGCGGTCTTAAAGCGGACCCTCTCGAAAAACTCCAAGACCTGCGCGAATTGGTTTCCTCCCTTACCAACGACGGGATGGAGACCAAGGATTCCCTGTACTCCGACGATACCGACAAACGTAAGCGAATGTATGAAGATCGTGTGCGCACAAAGGGTGTCACGTATCTGAGTATGGGAGAACCCGATCTGGACAGTACTTTGTACGGTTATCGGGAGACCGACCTTATCACTATCGGTGGACGCGCTGGTTTAGGTAAATGTCTTGGTAAAGGCACTCCTATTCTTATGGCCGATCTTTCGGTTAAGAATGTCGAAGACATTGTGGTTGGTGATAAACTTATGGGTCCCGACGGAACTCCTCGAACAGTATTGTCCTTGGCGCGTGGTCGTGAACAGATGTATTGGGTTCGTCAAGTCAAAGGTATGGACTATCGTGTCAACAAAAGTCACATACTGTCTTTGGCTGTTCCCAAAGTTTACTCACGGCGAAGAACCGTAGACGGTAAACGTGTGTACTTGGGGAGAGAAACTTCGTGGGTTACTGAGAATGTCTCCATTACCGAGTATTACAGGCGCTCCGCTAAATTTCGAAAAGAGGCTAAGGGGTACAAAGCTCCTCGTATGACCTTTTCTGAGAGTGAGGTACCCTTTGATCCCTACTTTTTGGGTGTATGGCTTGGAGGTGGTACCTCTCGTGAACTTACGGTGACCTCTTACGATTTACCAATTATAAGGTTCCTGCATAAGTACTCCATCTCTATGGGAGGGTATTTGCAGAATGTCGATACTGGATTGTATCGGTTTAAGAATTGTAAAACGCTTGCTCGTAAGATGCGGGAGTTGAATCTTCTCAAAACAAGGGGTTCTTCGAATCCGGGATTCAAACATATCCCCAAGGAGTTTATCTTTACTTCTGTTGAGAATCGTCTCAGATTATTGGCCGGTCTTGTCGATACTGACGGGTACACCACTGATAACTGTATCGAAATAACTCAAAAGAGTGACGCGCTCGCAGATGACATTATGCTGTTGTGTCGAACCTTGGGATTCTATGTCTCGCATAATCTCAAGTACGTGGACGGAACTCCCTATCACCGAATGGTTATACAAGGTGACGGGGTTGAGGATATTCCGGTTCGTATTACCCGAAAGAAATGTACTCCGCGTAAGCAGGTTAAAAATGTCTTGCACACTGGAATCGTGGTTGAGAAAGACGTGGTTGATGACTACTATGGGTTTACCATAGACGGGGATCATCTGTTCTGTCTCGCGGATTTTACGGTTACGCATAACACGTGGCTGATCGTTCACCTTGCGAGGAAGCTCAACGAGGTGGTGCTCAAATTACGCAGTGAGGGAATGTCCGTCGGCGACATTCTTTTCGTATCGAATGAGATCGGGGAGGATGAACTGAAAGAACGTTTCGACTGTATTAATTTCCGCCTGCCTTATGAGCGGTTCCAAAAAGGTGAACTCACCGAAAGGGAGAAAAGTCGCTACTATCATGGTCTGGACGAACTCAAAGACGCTCCGTCGGCGCTTCGAATCATTTACAGTTGCGAAACTATCGACGAGCTGACTACCAATATCGGACTGTATAATCCGTGCGTGATATTCGTGGATGGTTCTTATCTTATGGAGCCGTCTATCCCGGAGGGTTGGGAGAAGATCACGCATATTACCCGAAATCTGAAACGATTGTCCAAGAACAACAAAGTGCCTATCATCAACACTACCCAGCTCCGCAGGGGTACTGGTAAGGGGGGATCGCGCGATGCGCTTTCCGGTCAGGATGACTTTGCTTATTCGGGTTCTTATGTGCAGGATTCCGATATTGCTATCCGTATGTTCCAAGATGCGGACATGAAATTTTACGATCAAATCGGTTGCGAGATCGTTAAGGGTCGTCGTGTCTCACCCGGAACACTGTTTTTGTTCCAAAATAATTTGGAGAAAATGGATGTGTCCGTAAAACTTTCCCCTAAAGATGCTGAAACCGAACCTACCTCCACAAGACCGGAAGTCTTTTAAGTATGAGGCGGTCTGTGGTATCGGAGTTATTTCTATACGTCGCCGGAAGTATACGGAGGTGTTTGTCGTGGGTCGCTTTACGCTGTTTGGGTGGAGCTTCCTCGTGCATCACGATATTAACAACCCAGAATTTTATTCTGTCTCGGAGGTTAAGAGTGGTGCAAATCTACTTGGATATTGTTATCCTACTGTTGAAGAAGCACTGAAAGAGGCATACAAATTTATCGAGGCCAAGCGTTATTATTTCGCTACACGTGTCGGAGATTTTTGTGTCAAGCATCAGTGTAATTGGGAACGTATAAATAAGGGACTGTCATTAGGTCTCGATTGTCTGATATGGAAATTAAATTAATCGACCAAAAAGGTGAATTTTTCACCTATCGTTTCTTAGGAAACAAGTGGCTTACTCAAAAGGTGGTCTACGACAAGGTATTTTGGTACGAGGGCTTTAAGTATTGTCTTGGCCAGCGTACCGACTTTCCTCAAATTCGGTGGGTGTTCGAGATGTCCTCCTGCGCCAGTTGTGCGCCGAAAGTTGTTGACGCTGGAAAAGTCAAATACACCGACGAGGGATTGGTCCAGCATTTTATCGACCGAAAAACGAAAGAGAATGCGAATATCGGTCGGCTCGTCGAAGAATTTCACGCAAAAATCCCCTTAATCGTACCGTTATGGAAAACAAGCATTCTTTTTCAGTAGCCGAGATTCTCTTGGCTGTAACCCTCGTGGTTGGTGTTGTGCTTATTATTGCGTGGGTTACTGTACCGCTGTTTCGTGGAGACCGTATCGACTTATACCTGCGGGTATTCCTGCTCTTGTTTGCGGTACTGGTACTGGGTGTGTTACGCCTGTATAATGCAGTCGTGGCCAACACGCGGTATAATATTGCCTTAGTCAAGGTTCTTACTACCTTGCACAAGATGTTGCCCGGTATTCATTCCACGATGCAGAAGCAGGTGCTCACTACGAATAGCAACACCACACGTATTAAGGCACTCTCGGAGAGTATTGAAAGTGCTCGTGAGGTCCTCGACGAAATAACCAAGAAAACCAAAAAGTAGTCATGGACCTCTTGGATGTTCTCAAAGATTTCGAACCTACACGTATGGCCAACGGTCAGATACGGTGTATGTGTCCGTTTCGAGAGAACCATACTGACGGCAGTGGTCGGATGTCATTTTTCCTTAATCCCGAAATCGGAGCCTATCATTGCTTTTCATGCGGGGCTAAGGGAAGTGCCATCCGGTTACTGACGCGGGAGTTGGGTGTCAATTACTTCGATGCGGTAGAGCTGGTCAATCTGTCCGGTATTCTCGAAAGTAAGAAAGCCAAGTCGGAATTCGACCTCGACATTGTGTGGAAGATGCAACCCCCGACGTATTTCCTTAGTCGTGGGTACAAGCCATCTACGTTGCGTCATTTCAAACTCGGAGAAACACTCGATGGTTGGATGATTATTCCGTTTTACTGGGAGGATTCTCTGAAAGGGTATCAACGCCGTAAACAAATTCCGGATCGTATTGTGCAGAATAATCCCGGATTCAATAAAAAGGAGTATCTGTACAACTACGATACGAGCTTTGACTACGTGATAGTAGTCGAGGGGTATTCGGATGTCATGCGGTTGTATGAACACGGGTACAATGCTACCGCTGTTCTCGGTGCTGATCTCAGTTCGTGGCAGGTGGAGAAAATATCCAAGTTTTCAACGGTATTTCTGGCATTCGATAATGACGAAGCCGGTAGACGCGCTACTGAAATAGCCTATCGGTTGATAAGTCCGCATACGGATGTCCGGTTAATTCCGTATACAACCAAGGACCCCGGTGAATGCCGTCGCCGCGGTGTGTGGAAACGATGCTTCGAAGCCGCTACGGATTATGCCGAGTACTCAACTTATATGGCCATGTACATTGATGGTTATATAGAGATGCGCGATAAAGTGTGGAGAGAATTAAAACGGAGAAACGATGCTATTTAAGCGTTCTCGATCTACGATTATTCTTAGTTCAGCGAGTGACCATCTGCGAATTTATCGGATTGACGGAGATGTGGACGTAAGTTATTTGGAGGAATTCGGTCAAGAAATTAAGACTAATTTTCCTGCTATTAGGTATGTCGCTATCTTTGTTGCAGAACCTTTTGAGATAAAACACGGTACTATCGGACGGTATACCGTAAAGGATTATTATACCGTTCATTTTGCTCGGATTCATAGTGATACTACGGAGGAACGACTTTATGCCCTTACGTGTGATGCTTTTCCGGAGGAGTACTTTCCCTCGCTGGACCCTCCGGCGCCAAGTGAGATGACTGCCAAAGACCCTTCTCTTGGAATAATACCTCCAGCTATCGACGCAGGAAAATTATTCGGCGACACGGAAGTTTATCCTCGTGTTGATATGGACTTTGGTCGTCTCGAACCCACTCCGTTAGTACTTAACATGGATGTCGAGTTACCTATGTTGGGTAGTGTCTCTGACGAGGTTAGCCGTGATGTCGCCAAACGCTATATTTTGGATGCTGTTAAAGGTGAACTTGCTAAAAATTTCGATAAGTATTTTGAGGTCGAGTTCTTAACCGAAAAGAAGCGTCCGTGGTTACCTCCCAGTATTCGAGCACGGGCTTCTTTGAAGATAATTCCGAAAAAAGCACCCTAAAATTAGGTGTTTGGTTTTATCAAAAATATTTTGTATATTTATACATAATGGACTACGTGTCCGATGTAACTATATTAGTTAACCGGCAATACAATGCCAAAAATTTTTTAAGTCTATGCCCACAAGAGGAGACGGTGCTCCGCGTAGGAGCCGGACGAGTGAGGAAAGTCCTCGCAAGTCGAGTGGTTGGGGTGCAGTTGCACGCCGCCAAGCAGAAATCGCTGAGAAGAAAGATGCGATGGAAAACCAAGTGAGGGACTTCTACCTCAAAGACGGTGAATCCGCGATTATCCAGTTTTTGCAGGATGAACCCTACTGCTACGACGCCCACAGCGTTCGTGACAAAGGAGGTCGGTTCACGGTCGTACCGTGTCAGTTGAACACCCAGCGTCGGTGCGTTCTTTGCGCACAGGGCGTCAAACAAACGTGGCGTGCCGCGTTCAAGGTTCTCGACTACCGCGGTACGTGGAATAAGGAGAAAGGAAAGTTCAACCATGACAAACCCGTGGAAAAACTCTGGAAGGTCGGTGCTACCATCGCCAACCAGCTCAAGGCCATTCGGGATCGTCGTGGTAAGGAATTGACCGAAATGGTGCTGGAAGTTACCCGTTCGGGTGCAAGTACCGACACGTCGTACAATTTCGAGCCTGCGTTCGACGAGGACGACAACAAGATGGTTCCGAAAAAGTGGAAAGAGGAAACCCCTCTCGCCGAGGAACTTTGTCAACCGCCTACGGAGGACGAAATCGACGAGCGTGGCTACTCCAGTTCTGACGAGTAACGAACGGGGAGCCAAGCGCTCCCCACTTTTAACTTAGAAAGTATGCGTTTATTACCTCTACCTAAAGGTTCCGGTTGGTTGATCGAAACTGTTGAAGACCTTCGTGAATATTTACATGGGTTGGAAGACGGTGGTTTGCTGACATGGGACTGGGAGACTACTGGTCTCGAATACGATTGTATTCCGCTGGGAATCGCTCTGCATCAAAGGGGCCATGACTCATGCTTCTGTCCGGTAGATTTCTTTTTCTCCACCGGCCTTTCCATAAAGGAGCTGGTCGGTATTTGCAATGAGGAGTTTCCCCGGTTTCGGATGATTGGTCATAATACCAAGTTTGACAGCATGGTCAATAAAATGCAGGGAATCAAAGATGAGTGTTGCAAGATATTCGCCGACACTATTACGATGATTCACTTGTATGACCCGGAACTGGACATGCAGTTGGAGAAACGAGTACTGGAAGATTTCGGTTACGCAAAACCTACTTTTGAGGAAAAGTGCAATGAGGCTTTCCCCCCTGCTAAAAAGGGACAGTGGAAATGGTCTCGTATCAACTGGTCTCAAGACGGTGATAAGTTACTGGAGCTTCTTGCCACGTATGCTTGCGAGGACGCCTACTGGGAAACCAAGGTATACCACTATTACCGACCTAAGCTCGATGCTGATGCACTGTGGGTGCTGAACAATATCGAGATGCCGTTGGTAAACATTCTCCGAGACATGAAAATACGAGGTGTCGTTATAGATGTTCCGTTCTTAAAGTCTATGGAGAAAGTGGTTGAACGGAAGATCAATGAGTTGACCGAGGCTATCTACGAAGAAGCTGGTTGCGTCTTTAACCTCAAATCTGCACCACAGAAGCAGAAGATTTTCTACGACGTTCTGAAATTGCCCGTACTTAAAACTACGAAGAAAGGTGGGCGCAGTACTGATTCCGATACTATGGAGGAGTTGGCTGACCGCGGTTATAAAATCGCGGAGTACATGGTCGAATACTCCGAGGTTCAGAAAATTGATTCCGGTTATATCAAGTCTATTCCGGAGTTGGTTGACAGGTACAATGTACTGCGTGGCGATCTTAATTCGAACGGTACGAAAACGGGTCGTTTCTCATCGCAGAACCCTAATCTGCAAAACCAGCCGAACAATCACGATTTTCCTATTCGGCAAGCGTTCGTTCCGCGTCCGGGGTACGTTTTTCTCAATTATGACTACTCACAACTGGAATTGCGTGTGATGGCCCACGTCAGTCAGGATAAACACTTCTTGGAAGTATTCCGTAATGGCGAAGACCCACACGGTGACGTTGCCAAACGATTGGACATTTCCCGTAAGGGTGCCAAAGTCGTTAATTTCGGTGTACTCTATGGTATGGGTCCTGCCAAGTTGGCTAAGACCATCAACGTTTCTGAAAGTGTAGCTAACCGCATCATTTCGGTTGACTACATGAAGACGTACAGTGGTTTCGCCGCATGGAAGACACGAACGGAGAACTTTGCCAAACGTAACGGGTATGTCAAAAATATCTTCGGACGTATTCGCCGATTGCCCGAAGCTACCAAAAGTCCTTATGAGCGTAACAATGTCGCTTATTTCAAGGCACTGCGTCAGTCGGTAAATACGATTGTGCAGGGTAGCGGTGCTGACATGGTGAAGTTATCCATGATTAAAATGGCGAAACGTTTCAAGGAGGTTGGTATCGACGCGCATTTGGTTTTACAGGTGCATGACGAGGTGCTGGTTGAGGCTCGAATATCAGACATGATGCGTGCGCAGGAAATTATTATTGACAGTATGGAGAACGCCGTTAAATTGAGCGTGCCTATGCTGGTCGATGGTAAGATCATCACGAATTGGTCTGAGATGAAAGACGACGATCTGCCCAGCCTGCCTTATCGGTTCGACTACTCACTATTAAGCGGAATACTATGATGCTGGATGACTATTTCTATACCTCTCCGGATTATGATTCCGATGAAGACGTACCTATCGACGAAAGTATGGATGACGATGAAATTCTGGAACAGAAGTACCTCGAATATGCTGAGGATGAAATTCTGTTTCCGGACGTAACCGCTGATATGGTCGCCGAAGAAATTACTCGAACAATAACAGACATTATCAATGGCTAAAAAAGCAGAAAAATCAAGTCTCGCCGCTATGCTCGGTAAGTTTACCGATACGATGGGCGTCGGGATCATTCACACTGCGGATAAGTTGCCTAACTGTCGAAAGATAAAATGCGTTGTTCCGATGTACAACTATGTAACTACCGGAGGATTCCCTATCGGTAGAATCATAGAGCACGTGGGACCTAACGGTTCGCTTAAAAGTTACTGCGGGTACGATGCTATTGCAAAGTTCCAGCACTACGATTGGGCCAACCATGAGGAGAACGCTTTCACCTCTTTCACGTATGAGGGTGACGGTGAGATGAAAACTATTACGGGGTATACGCTCCGTAAAGGGTATCATCCCAAGAATCCGCCCGTTTATCGGTATGTGGCGCTGGTGGATGTCGAGGCTACCTACACTCCCGACTGGGGGGAACGGTTCGGTATCGACAACGAGGGTCTTATCATTATCAGACCTCCCTTGCTGACTAACATGGTGGACATCGTTCAGACGATGCTTTCCAACGAGCTTGTCAGCTTCGTTATGATTGACAGCTTGTCCGCGGTCGGTACTGATGACGAGATGGAGAACTCTATGGAGGCTAACCAAATGGCCTCCGGCGCACGGTTTTGGAGTAAGGCATTCCGCAAGTTTCTTGCCGCCATGAATGCCAACCCAAACAAGGAAGCCACGCTTCTCTACATTAATTCACTGTATCAGAAGACGGGAGTGGTCTATGGTGATCCGGAGGTTATCCGCAATGGCGACCAGTTGGCCCGTGCAAAAACGTTATCGGTTAAGTTCAAGGCACTCAAAGCAATTCAAGGTAAAACCGACGTCGGGGACATTGTTACCGGACAGAATATTGTGATCGAGTGCGTGAAAAACAAGGTCGGTGTCAATAAACGCAAGGGCAATTTCTATTACGCCTTTGTGGATGATGGTGTCGTGCCTGCGTTCAAGACCGACGTTAACAGCCAGCTTATCGACTTGGCTATGAAATTCGGTGTGGTCGAGCGTAAGGGTGCATGGTATATTTATGAAGATGTACGTGTGCAAGGTCTCGATAATTTTGTTGACGAGGTAGTCTCCAGCGGAGTTATCAAGGACATTGAGGCACAACTCGACGAACAGCTATGCGACACCTCTCATTAGTAGATTCCGAAGATTTGCGCAAGTTGTGCTATCTTGCGCTGACCCACAAGAAACACGTTAAAATTCCTCCCGGCGATAACTATTATGCAAACGCCGTAAGAACCTCTGAAAAACTCGTTAGGCGAGTGTGCAAGAACTGTAAGTTCGAAATAGAAGAAACCAAAGGTAAAATTCGAATAAAATCAAAAGAAAATGACACTGAATGAATACCGGGACGCCGCACATCAGAATGCGGTTGACCACAAATTCCACGAAGACGAACTCCGACTGGGCGACGCTGTAAAGAATGGTTCCACCGGAGAAACCGCTGAACAGCTTTCCGAAACTCTCCGCCACGTCTTTTTCGCCAAGCAGATCGCTCTGTTGCAGAGTGAGGCCGGTGAAGCGTTGGAGGCTGATCGCAAGCATCGTCGGTGTACTGCCAATCTCGACGCCGTCAAGGACGAGTGGTCTTTCAAGCACTGGGTAAAAGACACGGTTGAGGATGAACTCGCCGACGTGTTTATCCGTCTTATGGACACGTGCGGTTGGCTGGGTATCGACATCGAGAAGCATGTCGAACTCAAGATGAAGTACAACGCCAGTCGAGAGGCGCTTCACGGAAAAGCCTACTAATGTATCTCGATGGTACTTGCGTAACATTCGATGCGCAAAAATGCCAAGAACTTTTTCGCCATTCCCGTAAGATTTCTTGGGAGTGGTTGAGACGTAAAATAAAAAGAGAGTTGCCGGAGTTGTATTCGGCGCTCTCTTTGAATTATCCTACCTTGTACGAGGCTGAGACTCGTTCAACAAAGACTCACTATATTTTCGTACACTCGGCGACCGAATATTTCATACACAAATAACTATGTTTACAGAAGCGTGCATTTGCAAGATTCCGGCTACACATAATGCTGACCGCGTTCGAAAGTTGCTATTTAGTTACTTGCTTTCGCTGGGTTATGAGATAGAATCCGGTTACTCGGAGGGAAAACTTATTGCGGCTATGGAGAACAAACGTGGTCCGCAGGTTCAGTTTTTCGATGACAATTTACGTGAGGAACATCCCGAACTCTATGAAGATACCGGTTATATCGACTGCGGTGAGAATGTTGCCTTGTTTAAGGCTATCGCTTCCATAGCAGACAATACCGACCGTAACCAATTCTTTACTGACGGACATGACTGGATAGTGTGCCCGTTCGATAAATTTTCGGAATTCCCGAATACCGGAGGATTCCACAAGGCAACTGTAACCGAATTATTCAATAAAAGATGGCATCCTTGGGCTGTTATTGGGTGATAATCTTTATCGTGACCCTTTTTCTCTATGCTACCAGCAGTAGACTGACCTCGTTCCGCTGGATGACGTTCCGTTTCTACTGGATTCTCGTACTCTTTTTGTCAGTAGTAGCTACTCTTATGCTTTTTCTTGTATGGCTGATCTTTCCATCACTCAGCGCATAAACGGACACCTCCAACGATTGGAGGTTACGTTTTATACGAGAATAATGGTCGTTCGGCGACATTGTTTGATTCCGAATAATCGGGATGCTATTTCATTCGGGAAAGTCTCTGACAGAAGATTTCGTATCGGTAAAGACTATTGCTGGTACACCGAACAACTTATCGTAATCCACTACCGAGAACTTTTTATGGCAGTGTGGTATGCGTTTTTCCACTTTTTCAAAATCCGAAGATTCATTCAACAAAATACTATGAAAAGTAAATTAGCCGAACGCTACTTGGAGACGGTGGCGTTTCCCGGTGACGCCGGGTATCAACTGGTTAGCGTTGTGAACGCTCGTATTGCCTGCGAACGCGCCGAGAAAGAGATTGTTGAGGAAGTCGTCCCTACTATGGGTGAACTGGTCCGAATGCTCGACGATCTTTCCAAGGTACTCCCGCTTATCAAACAGGAAGCGGTGTACAAACAGGCCAAGTATCTTTTGGACAAGTACCATGATTGAGCCTGCTTTCATCCCGTTCATCCGGACAACGCTTCCCCGGCGGATGGTGACGAACTCGTTCAAGGTTATAACCAATCCGTTACGGATAACTTTCCGTGGGGAGAGCTATCGGGAACTTGTTTTCAAATTCGTTATGATTAACGGATATTGGAAAGGTCACATTGAGATGATGTCCTCGTCATGGGGTTACCAGTGCCCTATCTTTGACAGCACTCGTGACCTGCGGAAGTCCCTCTCCGAACTTTTGGAAGAATCCCTCGTGTATGCGCAGGAAATGATTGACAACCATAAACCGGATAAGTTTATCACCAAAGCGCATAAATCTATTCAGTCACTTATAGGATTACCCGATTCCGAGATTCTTAAACACGTAGACTATGAGTTGTGGTAGATTGCCGAAATATGCACAAAAACTCCTTAACGGTTCCCCTACTACTCGTTCGCGTTCGCAGAAACAGGAAAGTCGTATCGCTAAGGATTTACGTGGGCATACGACGATTAACTCCGGGGCAACCTTTGGCCAAAATGACGTATTTACGGATTTCTGTGAAGTTGAGGCGAAGACAACTAATAAGGAATCTTTTTCGCTGAAACTCTCTGACTGGCGTAAGTTGCGAAAGAAATGCTCTACTACGAAAATCCCTATCTTTGTAGTGGATTTCGAGACGTCCAAAGACAGTCTTGCTGTACTCACCTATGACGATTTACTTTATCTTTTGGATAAGATAAATCGTGCAAAGCCCTAAAAATTAGGTATTTGGAACTTTCAAAATTAATTCTTATATTTGTTTACGTTCAATAAATTTATAACTTAATCCCACATTAAGATGAAGTACTATTTTGTAAAAACCCTTGTAGACAAGGGACGCACTCGTGTTCGTGCATTATCCAAACAAACCCATGATGACGGAACCCCCGTTGACACTACGGTTAACGTTAAAGTAGACCGGGATATTCGTTCTGAATATCCTACGGGAACCATCTACGGAGTTACCTCGCTTATTCCCAAAGCGGGTTACCTCGATGTCGAGGACGGTAAGATGTACCCGATGAATGTTCCCCGGTTTATCAGCGACGATCACCGTCCTACTGAGGAGATGGTTGCCGCGTACCGTGACTTTATCGGGGTTATGGAGGAACCCGAAACGGTTGACAAAGATACCTCCGCCCGGAGTTACCTCGGTCGGTTGATGAAGAACGAACGGTTCAACCCTCCGACCATCAAAAACGACGGGTTCTTCACGGACAAGTCAAAATGGTACTTGCTTATCCGAAACATTCAGAATCAGGTTAACACCATGCTTCTCGGTCCTACTGGAACAGGTAAAACCGAACTGGTAATGCTCGCATGTCAGAAACTCGGTGTGGAATGCTCCGTTTACGACATGGGGTCCATGTACGACCCGGTTTCCGGGCTTCTCGGTGTTCACCGATTGCAGGAGGGCGGCATATCGGTGTTCGATTATGCCAAATTCACGCAGGACATTCAGAAACCCGGTGTGGTGTTGCTCGACGAGCTTTCCCGCGCCCCCGTAACAACTAATAACATTCTTTTCCCGTGCTTGGATTCGCGCCGTTCGTTGCCTGTCGAAATTGCCGGGGGTAAGGATATGCGTGCTATTCGCGTGCATCCGGAGTGCTGTTTTATTGCAACAGCGAATATCGGTGCTGAATACACGGGTACTATGATTATGGACCGTGCACTGATGAACCGCTTTTTTGCAATGAAGCTCTCCTATTTGGCACAAACCGACGAGGTTCAGCTTCTCGTAAAACGATGCGACATTAAGCCCGACCATGCCCGCAAGATTTCTCTTGTGTGCTCGGAGATTCGCACCACGTTCGACAAGGGCGAACTCAGTCACGCCATGTCTACCCGTGAATCCCTTATGGCGGCTGAACTTATCCGGGATGGTTGGTCTCCCTTGGAGGCTATGGAGCTGTCGTTCCTGCCGCTGTACGAGGGAACTGATTCCGAGGGTGAACGCGGTATCGTTCGCAAACTTATAATGAGCCGGTAGTATGGAACGCCCGTTTATGACCCGTGCAGAGATCGAGGATTTGATGCGCGATTGGTTTGATCGTGACGGCGAAACGTTCATTCGGATCAGTGACAAAGACCGTGTTGGTTGGGAGGACACTCTCGACGCCGGGGCCGACTACTCAACGTACATTCTGGAATCTCCTACGCAGGAGGATTTGATTCGCCGCGGTTATACGTTGGCTTCTGAAATGCTGACGGCTATGAACCTCCCCCGAAAGGTTCGCCTGCGTATTTCTCGTACTGGAGACAGTGCTACCGACTTAAAGACGGTTACGGTCTGTACCGAGTATTTCGATGACAAGACGCTGACCGTGGGTGCCAAACTCGATATTTTTATGGGACTTACCATTCACGAGGGATGTCACGTTCTCTATACCACTCCGACTAAACCCGAAGATTTCGGTGTCAACAAGCGGATCATCCATACCTTGTGGAACATCATAGAGGACGAACGTATCGAGGAGAAACTTGGTGAGACGAAACCCGGTTTCGCCCGGTTCTTGGAGAAGTCCCGGTACTACTATTTCGACCAGTACTATCTGGACGCTGGTATGATCGACGAAGTGGCCGAAAAGACTGATGCCGAGCAGTTGCTCAACCTTATTCTCAGAATTATCCGTTATCCGGTATATCTGAAAGAGGAAGACTTCGAACGGTTCGGTTTCTATCTGAAAAAGATTAAGGAGATACTCCTGCCGTTCCCCGATTCTACGAAAGCCGCTCTCGACGCCGCCAAACGCATTTACGAGGTTATCCGCGATTTCTACCGTGATAAAGAAACCGCTGACAGTAAAGAAGCCAGTTATGGGGAGGGTGATACTGATGCCGAAGGAATGGGTTCTTCTTGTGGTGACGAGGAACTCGACCGTAAGATTGCTTCTGATGCTTCTGAAATGCTGGAGGGTTTGTCCAAACTTACCGGCTCTGAAACCGCTGACAGTAAAGAAGCCAAAACTCTCGGCGATGACGATATGGCCACAACGGTTAAGGACAAGGGAGGTTTGCTCGGTGAAATTTGTGAGGGTCTCGTCGAACTCGGTTCCGGCACCGATACCTATTTTACTCCGGCTCCGTCCGATGCGTCACGATACGAGAAATCTCACCAGCGGGTTCGTCGGTATGTTCCCGCTATCTCCAAAATTATTCGAGGACACTGCCGGGAGTACAAGTTAATCCATCGCAGTATGCGGAGTGGCGTTCTCGATACGAACAAACTTGCCGAGGCCATTCAAGGTGTAAGCACGGTCTACATTCGTGAGGGTGAAGTGAAAAGTGATCGCGTCGCCGTGTGTGTTCTGATCGACGAAAGTGGCTCCATGAGTGGTGAACGAATTGAGGCCGCACGGGACACTGCCGTTCTCCTTAACGAAGCGGTCGGTAGTATTCCGCAAGTAGAGCTGTTCATTTACGGTCATACGGGAGACATCCGTACCAGTCGGTCTACGGAATTACATGTTTACCGAGAGAAAGGCTACTCTCCGAAATATGCGCTCGGTTCCGTGAGAGCGTGCTGTGAGAACCGTGATGGTATTGCTATTTACGAAGTCGCTCAACGGGTACGCAAACAAACCCAGCTTCCCGTGTTGTTCTTTATTCTTTCCGATGGTGCGCCGTGCGCGGGAAGCTATCACGGTGAATCCGCTATGAACCACGTTCGGGAGATGGTGAACAAGGTAGAAGCGATGCAGTTTAACGTTGTGCAGGTGTGCATTAACCATAGTTATCCACCCGAAAGAATGTTTAAGCATTTCGTCATTCTCGAAGACCTTTCCACGTTAGCTATCTCACTGGGTCGCGTAATTAAAAAGGCGACCATGAAAAACACTGCAAGCAGAGTTATCTGAAAATCCGAAAAATTATCCTTATATTTGTTCCGAGGGTAAGGTGTGAGCATTTGCTCGTAGGGGTTGGGAGTACGGTTACTCGTGGGATTGTGACCCCCCCCCTATCGGTCCCGTAGCTCAGTTGGATAGAGCATCAGATTTCTAATCTGAGGGTCGCGCGTTCGAACCGCGCCGGGATCACAAATCTATAATAAGTAATGGCAGAGCTTAAACGTACACGTAAAACCAGTATTGCGCGGTTACTCCGGAAGGAGACCGACACCGAAATTCAGAAAGTAACAAAAGCTATCGACAAAGCTCTCGAAAAGGATGAAATATCCGTGGGAGCCTTTTCCGTTATCGGTATTCGCCGAGCGTGCAAGCGGATGCTCGATGCACTCGATGACTTTGACCGCAGGGATTTTTTCGGGGCATTCTTCGATCTGTATAATTTGTGCATGGCTCCCGATATTCGGGCAAAGGGAGTATTCCATCCGAGCAGTCTCAAAAGTGCGTGCCCGCGGTCGTTGGTATATGACCTCCAAAACGCCCCCCGTGACGCTTCGATTTCGCCCGTTTCCGGTGCGTTACAACGCACGTTTGATGTCGGTTCATGGTATCACCTATATATCCAAAATATTCTGTTAAATATCGGTTTTCTCGAACAGGCCGAAGTCCCGGTTATTTGCAAGGAACGTTTCATAAACGGTAAGGCCGACGGTGTATTCCGGTATGAAGTATTCGGTGAGAAAGTGGTACTCGAAATTAAGACCATGAATGACATGGTTTACCAGCGTGCCATTTTCAAACCGTTCGAGAAACATGAATTCCAAGCGTCGTTGTACGCCCGCGAATTGGGCGCGACGAAAATCTTGTACCTGTACATTAACAAGAATACCTCGGCGATGAAAGAATTCCTTATGCCGTTGAATATGCCGATGCTCGAACAAGCCGATAAGATTATGAGCAGTACGATCAGTCATGTCGGAGCCGGTACGTTACCTAAACGTGCGTGTCCGGATGCTTTGTGTGAGAATGCTTTCGCCTGTCCGTATCGGACGCACTGTTTCAAAGAGTAAAAATATCGAGATTTTATTAAATTCTCGACAAATTTAATCATCATGGAAAAGATTAAACTTGTGGTCTATAACGAGCACACGCTCGGTTATTGGGACCCCCGTAACCCGTCCGTTGTTGGAATCCTTAAAGCGTCGCCGTTACGTGGGGCTATTGGAGACCACCATAAAAACATTGAGGTGGTAACTGCCCGCAGTAATATCCGGTTGGCTTCCCTCTGTGATTTCAAAGCATACAACGTATCATTTGATGGGTACGACAACGGGAATTATGAGTACAAAGAACTTTATCACGACATTAACCAATAAAACTATGAAAAGATTTATTCTTATTCTCGTTGCGCTCTTGGTAGTAGCTACCGGATTCGCACAACCCAAGAAAGTCAATCTCGACATTAAGGCACTGAAAGAACTTGTCGGTGTCGCTACCTATGAAAAGGTTGACAGTCTGCTCGGCTTTCAAACTACCCTTGAAAGCGGTGAAAAAGTTTTTCAGGGTCTCAACGAATACGAGAAAATGCTCTTAGCGTATCGTTGCCGATTCAACGAGAAAAACATCCTGCAAAGTATAGAGTTTGTTTCCCGGTCATGTATGGGTTATGCAATCGACATGGCTGTTCACCGTATCAAACCCTATGCGTATGGAAAATATACAGGTGATTCACCCGATTTACGTCGGTACAGATGGGATGGTCGAGAAATTGTCATTGACTTTGACGCCCAAACTGTAATAGTCTATAAGCCGAAGCCAAATGCCCGCTAAGAAGTTGGAGGGCGTCACTAACCCGCTCGACTTATTCCGAAAACAGTTTTCGGAAGTCGTTGCCCCTAAGGGTGGTTTGCCGACAATGCCTACACGGATTGCAGATATTGCGTCTGATGAACTCGGTAACATGATTGCCCGCTACACTGCATGGCGGGAATTCACCGAAGATCGTCATTTGGAAGCCTGCGCAACATACGCTCAGATAAAGTCTGAATGCGACCTCGAAATGGACCGTGTTATGGTCGGTAACCGTAGAATGTCTGCCACGGAGAAAAAAGCCGCCGCACGTCTTAAACTCGATGAAAGTGGATTACTCCGTAAGTTGGAGGAAGCCGAAATATACCGCGATCTTCTTTCCGGTAAGCTCGATTCGTTCAGTAACGTGCTGGCGATGCTTAGTAGGGAGTTGACACGTCGCGGAGTATTTAACAGTTAATCCTATGGGATCATTACAGTTTTCTATTGGTGAGGGATTCGGTGAACTCCTTACCTCAGTAGCCCGTGAAAAACTTACAGAGCAATGCGACCTCGACGGTGGGGTCGCATTACTTATACAGTCTTTGCCCGGTATGAACGAGGACCAAGCCCTCAGTATTATTTTTGGCGATATGGTGCTGACTGAGGATGTCGAGGAACAGACAGTGTCTCTGCGTCCTGCCAGTGAAGAATCGTCGGGATTTGACGTTGTGGCGTGGTTGGTATCTCGTAACTCTACTTTTATGAAAGATGCTGAGAGTTGGCTTGAAGTAACCGCCAACATGGGGCCTCTCAACGGTGTCCGGAAAGAAGTGGAGGTAAAATACGCTGACCTTATTAAGTATTACTGGGATGGGAGTGCAAAAGAATTGTTCGAGCATGACGCCGATCTGAATGGTTTGCGCTATCTTGTTACCGGGGTTCGAGGTTTCCTCGACAAGTATACAGAGTTTCTCACTTTGTATAACCGGATAGTTTCTAAGATTCCCGACAAAATTTTTCCGGTGGTAAAGAAGATCGAAGTTTGTGAAGAAGTCGTCGATCTGAACAAAGGTATCGGCGTACTGATGATGTCACAACATGACCGGGACACCTCCGATGCTTACCTTTCCTATTATGACGAGAGGTTAAAACGGTATCTCGAAACAGAGAGAATCCTCTCGGATGAATCTTTTGACGTTAAACCCGTTGATATTACCGAGGGGTATGATGCCGGATGGCTTGCTCCGAACGGTGATTATTACGGGTTGCGCGGGGAAGTATCCAATATGTTACACGCACGTATTTCGGAAGCGTTGCAGAGTAAAGGAATTATTCCGACACCGCTTCCCGACGACTGTACCTCTCCGGACCGGTGGTTGGAGACCAATGGTTGGGTTAAGATTCACAACGATTGGATTCTATTCGATGGTTACGATCCTTTCGGTGTCCGCGGTAAGGAAGTACCTCTTACGGAGAAACAACGAGAGAGTATCTACCGGTATGGTCAGGTATGCTGGAGGGGAATGCTTACATTCGGATTTTCCCGAAAACAAATCTCGGCGGCACGCTTTGAAATGACCGAGCCGTTAATGCTCAAAAAACTGTTCGAATGAAAAATAATGTAGATAAGGGTTTGATCGCCGACTTTGTTGTCCTCGGTCTTGGTTTGGTAGCTCTTGCCGTTTTGCTGGGCGTTGTCCTTGCATTTATGTAGAAATTTGTATCTTTGCGGTAGACACAAATAATTGAATCATGCCGCACAAGAAAATTTCTACGGGGATATTGAAGCGCAAACGTGTTTCCAAAGAACTGGTTCGACGAAACAATGTCGTTGTTACCAAGCCAACCTCCAAAACTTGCTGGAAAAGTTTCGAGCGAGTAGTCGCTAAATTTTTCGGGACCAAACGTGTTCCGCTATCCGGTAGTAACAGTGGACATAATACCAATAGCGATTCCCTGCATCCTACATTGTATATTGAGTGTAAGGTTCGTCAGAAGTCCGCTGTATGGTCGTTGTTCAAAGATACCGAAGTAAAGGCCAAGTTCGAAAAGAAGATTCCGGTTGTCGCCATCAAACAAAAAGGCGAACAAGGCTACCTACTGGTTATCCGACCCGAAGATTTGGGTAAAATTCATACGATACAACAATCTGTAACAGAAGCCGATGGGGTATAACTCCGTGAGTGTCGGAGAAAATAACCTTTCCGATCTCTTGGAGTATTCGAGAAATTACCTATTTTTGTAGAGTTCAAAGTTACTTGGTAGTAGCGCAGGTTAACTGGTCGAAAACCTTTATCGGAGTATCTATGGAAATTAACACGGAATCAAACACTGTAACTTTAAGGTGCAAATCATCGACCGACGCGAACAAACTTGCTGGAAGTATTCATTCTGCATTTCAGAATGACCCTGCCAAAAAGATACTGATTCGTGTTATCGGTGCAGGCGCACTCAACCAAGCGACGAAAGCCTGTATTTTGGCGAACAAGTTCTTTGCAAAGAAAGGAATCATCCTCGCTCTGCAACCCTCGTTCCAAACTATCGGCGAAATCACTGCGATTGAGCTAAAGGTTCTGTTTCTCAAAAATTAGTTCTGCTTTTTGGAGATTCAGAATTTTTATCTACATTTGCAGTACCAGCGGTTTTAACGGCTAATCGCTTTTTTATAAAAGAATACCTGCCGGACTTAAAAAACTTACCACTATGGCAAGAACCGCAAGAACCGCCGCTACCGGAAGGGGCCGTGGTCGTGCCGCCGCCGCTCCCGCGCGTGGTGGTCGTAGAAGTGGAGGCCGTGGCCGTGCCGCCGCTACCGCTTCGAAGTCGTAATCAAACCTGCGACGATTTTGAGGACCTACCGATTCGTTGGCAGGTCCTCTCTTTTAATAGGCATAAGTATGGAAAAGAAGATTTTATTGTTTTCAGGTGGTTTTGATTCCATGTTACAGGAGTGGTTGATTCGTCCGGATTTGCTTCTGTACGTAGATATGAAAACCTCCTACGCCGAACGCGAGATTGAAGCCCTCAAACGTTTACCTCCTTATTACGTGGATCGGTTAAAGGTGATCGAGTTCCCTCTTGGTGAATACGAACGGGAGAACAAATACCTGCCCTACCGGAATCTTATTTTGGGGACGCTTGCCATGCAGTACGGGCAACACGTTTATTTCGGTTTCAACGAAGCCGACAATGCTCCCGATAAGGACGACGTATTTATTCGCAGACTGACTACTTTGTTCCGGCATCTGAACAAACACTGCATCGGCGACATGGGGTGGGAGAACACGCATTTCAGTTTCTCGGCGCCGTACAAACACCTAACCAAAACCGAGATGGTGACGGAGTGTCTGAAACAAGGTATGCCCGTTGACTGGATTCAGAAAATTCGGTCCTGCTATGATTCTGCAAGTGAGATCGGTTGTGGTGTTTGCCGCCCGTGTCTTAACCGAGGGATCGCGTTAATCAATAACGGGATTTACGAACCGGAGTTGTTCGATACGCCTATCGACGAGGTTCGGTTGTGGAATCTTATGAAAGAAACCGCTTCCTACGACGGTGGCGATTATTCTGCGAAATACTATGCCGACATTAAAAAGGCGCACCGATTATTACGACAAAGAGGTTAATCGAGCGGTTCTTTTTTTCTCCGCTTCCTCTACCGGCGACACTGAACAGTTGTTAGAGTTCGGTATTCGAGAGATTCTTGTGTCTTACTTCTATATGCGCAAGAGTTTACCGTATTACGATGGAGTACTCGACAAACTGCACAAGGAGAAAGGTCTTTTTATGACGGACTCCGGGGCGTTCTCTTTTATGGCGTCCGGTGTCATCAAAGATGAGATGTATACTGAAAAGTATTGGTTGCCTTACTTGGAGGAGTACGTTGACTGGCTGTGGAAGCATAAGGATAAAATCTTTGTCGCCGCGAATCTCGATCTGGACAAAATTGTGGGTCGTGAAGTGGTCGATAAATGGAACCGAAAGTATTTCGAACCTCTCGAAAAGGCTGGTTTGCAGATCGTTTATGTGGCGCACGAAAACGATACTGACGATAAGCACGCTATAAAACATTTCGGACAGTACTGTAAACGGTATAAGTATGTCGGGATTAACCAGTCTCAGAAAGAGTACGCTTCACATTTTTATCAAATGGCCAAGCATCATAATGTCCGTGTACACGGTTTTGCTTGGACTGAGATGAACATTGTAAAGCACTACCCATTCTTTTCTCTGGACTCTACGACGTGGCTTGGAGGTGTTCGGTATGGAACCACTTATGACTACGACGGTAAGAATTTTCGCACCATCGACTACAAGCATAAGTACATAAGAAAATCCCGGCGTTTGAAATATCGAAAAATTGGCGTATCTTTGGATGACGTTCTTGGTGAAGAAAAACGAAAACCGATTAACCGCATGAACTTACTCGGTTGGATGGGCTTCCGTAAAGAGTTTCTCCGCATGGCGAATCTTAAACTCCACAACAGAACTGTTGCACACTATACACGAAAACCATGAGCGAAGACGTAACAAAAAAGCGTATTGCCGAAATTCGTGAGGCCGGTGAAGACTTTGATAAACTCAGAAAATGTCTTTGTCCGTTCTTTCAGAAAGGCGATTGCCCCGACTGTATCAGTTGCTTATGCGAGGATGACGATGTTCTCGAATGTAAGAAGTACTTTTTGGAACATATCAAAATCCATCCTATGGATATTTGGTCTCCGGAGTTTGACGTCGTTAAGGTTCAATCCCGTGAGAAAGTTTCCATTAACGAGACCATCGGTATCGGAATTAACTGTGACACTTGTTACATGTATGACAAGTGCCCGTTATACAAGATGGGGTATGCCTGCGGGATCGACTGGGGTGACGGAAGACCCTCCACTCCCGAAGCATACTACGAGTTCTTGGTAAACACTCAGTATGAGCGTGTTAAGCGTGCATCGGTGTTTGAGAAAATCGACGGAGGTGTTCCCGACGCGAACCTTTCCGGTGAAATGGATCGGTTATCCGGTTATATCCTCAGTCGGTTGGATTTGAACCGGGAACGTTTGTCGGTAAATATCGAAGCTACTGGTTCGGCTTCCGGTAGTAGTGGCGGTGGTGGTATACTGGCCAAGTTATTCGGTGGCGGTGTGAGTGCTCCCGCAACGAAAGAGATTCCTGCCGAAACCGAAACCCGTAAGGATTTGATTACCGAGGCCGAAGTAGTAACCGAACCTGTAAAGGTTCCAAGACGACGAAGAAATGTCGGTGACAGTGAGTAAACATTTGCGAAAGGGTAAGAACAAAGTTTCTGCCGTGCGCCGTCACTATCGGAAAGGTAGTACCCATAAGACGGTTAAAGGCCGAAAGTACGTTTTCGTTGATGGCTTCTGGAAACACGACGATTACCCGAATGCCCCCAAAGCAGGTTGGTCTTATGAGCATCTTGTAAAGGAGCGTGCAAAATTACTCAATGACCTGCAAGACGGTCTTGAGAATCGTGATATTTTACCCCCGCGCAAATATGGGTTATTGTCACGACGTATTCGTAAGATAAACCGAATACTTAAAAATAAAAAGTAATGGATGCGTTATTGAAATCATTAGTAGGTGCTCACATCGAGTATCGTAGTAGGACATCCGGTGAGGATTCCGCTTCGTGGGAGCGCGTACTCCGTAGCGAACGTAAGAAAATACAGGAGACCACCGAGATCGCCGAGCAATCCAGTACCACAGCTAAAATCATGCTGTACGTGGAGATGCTCAACTACTACCGGAATCAACCGTTCTACATGATGATCCGGAGTAGTATCGTACTGGGTCGAGTTAGGCCGCAGGTAATAAAATTACTATCGCGCCTTAACTCTACGGAAAGGTGTTTCATGTTATCCGAAGCGTTGAACAAGGGTCCTAAAGACCCCGACCGAAAGGCATACGTATCTACCGCTTCGTTTATGCTCCGGACTTACGAGAGACACCTGCCCGCATTACGGAAATTTCTGACCTCGGAAGAACTTTTAACTTGTGTGTAGTATGTACAGAGTCAACACCATTTACCCCGCATTTATGGGGGAACAAAACAAATTCGGCATTGGTCGTAGATGTGTGTTCGTTCGTTTCAGTGGATGTAATATCCGCTGTTACGAAAAAACTATGGGCATCACTTGTGACACTCCCGAAGCCTTGTGCGGAAA